CCGGTACGATAACGGAACGGCACCCCGCAATTTCGTACCGGTGTCGTTTTAATATTTTTTATTGTACTGAAAATGAACAAGTAAACGCTAAAAATTTGATTATTCCATGCGGACTGAGTAAGATAAACGCGCTTTTTTCTGACGATACAAACAGAGTCCTCTTAGTTAAATGGATATAACAAGCCCCTCCTAAGGGCTAGTTGCAGGTTCGATTCCTGCAGGGGACACCAGTACCGGATTACCTCGCATTACCCACCGTTACCTCCCACCCTTTAAAAATCAGCACCTCCCGTTATTTGCCGTTACCAGCCATAACCAACCATTACTTGACTGAACCACCATTTTGCGGGCATATTTGTGGGCACCTAAAACTAAAGTGCCAAAAGATGCCCACATGCTGACAATAAAACAGATAGAAGCAGCCAAGCCAAAAGAAAAATCATACAGGCTGTCTGACAGTGGCGGACTGTTCCTTTTCATATCCAAAGGCGGCGGAAAAATTTGGCGCTTTCGGTATCGTAAAGATGGTAAAGAGCAAACTCATGTTATCGGGGCATATCCTGAAATATCATTAATAGAAGCACGAAAACTTCACGCCTCTGCAAAATCAATTCTGGCTGCCGGCGGAGAGCTGGAAGTAAAAACCCCAGAACTACCGGAAAAAAACATCACCACATTCGAAATTGTTTTCCGCGAATGGTACGAGTTTAAAAAAGAAGTGTGGTCTGACAGGTACAGGAAGGAAATGCTATCCATGTTTGATGATGATGTCCTGCCAATTATAGGTAATGAGGATATTGCATCAATGGATCCGCTTCGTGTGGTGGATGTGATACGCCATTTCGAAAATCGCGGCGCAATGGAGAGAGCGAGTAAAGCCCGCCGCCGGTGTGGTGAGGTATTTAGATATGCAGTTATAACCGGCAGATCTAAATACAATCCCGCCCCCGACCTGGTTGATGCCGAGAGGGGATATCGCAAAAGTCACTACCCCTTCCTCACCAAAGAGCAGATACCCGCGTTCAATAAAGCATTGTCCGCATTTTCTGGCAGTATCATCAGTAAAACAGCTACACAAGTCTTGCAGTACACAGCCCTGAGAACCAAAGAATTACGGTCAATGCAATGGTCAGACATCGATCTCAAGAACAGAGTGATCACTATATCTCCCGAAGTAATGAAAAACAGAAAGCCGCATATCGTGCCGATGTCAGATCAGGTTGTCGCCCTGATGGAGCATATCAAGCCAATAACCGAGGGAATATCTCACTTGGTTTTTCCGGGCAGAAATGACAAGAAGAAACCGATTAGCGAAAACGCGGTGCTGATGGTTATCCGGCAAATCGGCTTTGATGGCATCGCCAGCGGTCACGGATTCAGGCACCAGTTCAGCACCTTGCTTAATGAGAATGGGTTCGACAGAGACCTTATAGAGCGCCAGTTAGCTCACGTTGACCGTAACGTAATACGCGGTATCTATAACCATGCCGAGTATCTCGACCAGCGCAGGAGTATGATGCAGTGGTTTGCTGACTATGTTGATGAGATATCAAAATGACACAACCCCACCCGTCGGAAAGTACCGGTAAATCGTTGATACCCCTACCCCGCATATAACAGACAATTCCTGCCGTGTGAAACTGGACTGCCACAAGTCTGTACGAAACAGAAAAGCAGCAGCCCGAGCATTTACGCCCGCACTTCAGAGAGAGATTGACGCAGTACAGAGAGATGGGGAAACGGTTTTCGCGCTGGTTTGAGTATCCGAAAGAAGATTGAGTCAAAAACATCATCTTGTAGCCCACTTACCATTGCCGATTGATATAACGGACAACGACCCGCCTAATGATGTTAAATCTTTAGATGACGATCCATCCAAAAATGATTCATTACTTCTTGTCGATACCGTGATTTTTGCTCCAGTTGTATTGATAAAGGTATAATATACCCCAGAATAACCAGACCCAGCAGGTAAAATATACCCAGATGTTGCCGATGATGAGTGATTTGTTAATATTGAGCCAGACTGACCAGTCATCAATGACAGGGAAGCTGCGTATGTTAGTAACTTTCTCGTGCCTGTAATTTCCCCCCTGCTTGATATGGTTGCTGTATTGCTTCCACCCTGAGAGTATGAAATAGAACCATCTGGATTGTATGTAATTATAGTTGCAGCAGCCCCACCGGCAAAATATTGCTCCTGAATACTTTTACCGGCGCCAGAATACTTCCTATGTATTACGTTATCTCCTCTAATTGACCCATATGTGTAATCAACCCCAGAGACCGGCCCGGAGTTAAGCCCCAGCTCAAAATCATCTTCATTAGTTGTGGCAACGCTAAATCTTGTGCGTAACTTATTATCTGCGATTATGAAGTTGCTGTCTGAATCACTACGACCTATCCCAACACGAGCTCTTAATCTTCCATTTTCTCTCAACACTAGGCTTGCTCGGTGCTCCTCTCCTTCAGGATCATCTTTTGTGCCTATATTATCAACGACCAGAGCTGGATGGTGCCTGCCAAGAATATGAAACGTATTTCCATTATGTTGGTTATTATCAACATTATGATTGAAATGATACTTTATATGCTCATTCCAGTGTGAATACTCATCATCCCATCCGGACATATCGATTATATTCACGCCGTTCTTCATATTGACATCTTTAAAGTGCCAAAGAACATTTGGCTCAATAGTCAAGTAAACGTGGCCGTCTTCATGATTATCTATGATTTCCTGAATCAGAAAGGTATTATCCGTAACTCTGTCAGCAATACATCCAAGCTCGACAGCAGAAAAAGAAAATTTACCTTGTTTACCATCGGTTACCTGTTGCAGGTTTTTACCAGACTCGGATCCTATTAATCCGGCACCCATCGACCTTGCCAGGTCACTTCTCAGGCTCGCATCACCAACTCCAACCCACTTACCAACACCAACCCCACCCGCAGATTCAGGAGTGGATCCAACCGGAACCACTTTCGGTAAATCACCATCCCAACGGTAATACTCCCCAGTTACTTCATCACGCAAAATCTGGTTGCGCTGCGTGATTTCTGCGCCCTTCTGAAAGCTATCCATCGGGATGTAACCGGCTGCGATAATTGCCTGGTTCATATCCACCTTAAAGGTTTCAATGACCTGCTCAACCATCCATTTCATGCCCTCAATGGTCAGGTGGCTTTTGCCAGAGCGATCGAAATACTCCCGCGCCTTTGAGGTCACGAACTCGTCAATCTTTCCTGAGTTAAATTTCAGGTCTCGTGGTGCTTCACTCGGTACTGCGTTTTGAGTAGGGATAGTCGCCATGTGCTTTTTCTTCCAATAAAAAAGCCAGCTCGGTGGCTGGCTTGTTGGTTAAGTGTTATGTCAGACGTTATAGTCTGCTTTCGGTGCGAAATACTCGCTTGCGGTGATAGTGAAGGTGCCGTCTGCATCCGGTTTCTTGTCAGATATCACCCAGCGCATAGCGTCCATTTCGGTAACAGTCGATATGATGTACCGAGATGGCGACTGAACATTGTGCCCGTCATAGATATTGAGTTGAATATCAGGTATGTCGGCAATGAAACCTTTCGCTGTATCCGTTCGTGGCTGCGCCCGATACTCGCCGGATGAATTGCCGAGGTGGTCGGTGATGCTCACCACCATATCGCCGGAGAACTCAATGTGCTCACTGGTGCCGAACACATTCCCGCTTCTGCCGGTGATGTGCCCGCCATGCTGATTGCTGTCGTAACTGTCAGCCACCAACACCATGTCGCCGGGGTAAACATAATCACCGTCTGCCAGTGTTTGCAGACTGATACTTGTCCGCTGGCTTATCAGTCTGTCCATTTCAAGCAGCGCGCGGTCAACCGTCTGATACTCGTTCCGGCATCCGTGCAGTGTGATTTTATTCGGGCTTTTCGCTGCTCCTTTCACCACTGCGTCATTTTCAATGCGATATTTCAGGTAGGTTTTTTTATTGGTTCGCGGGTTAACATATTCAACCTCAACGCCATCATTCCCGCCCGGCAACGACATGTCGTATGAGATGCGAAAATTGTTGCCGGTGATATTTGACCGGTTAAATACGGCGGACGGATATTTTCGCTCTTCCTCGCGGGAGAATGTCAGTACACCGTTATCAAAGAACGCCGTCACCCGGGCAACATTACATATTGTCTCAATACGCTGGCCGAGCGATACGTCCTCATCATCAAACGTGTAATCAAAATATCCCAGGCGCTTATCAGGCAGTCCGGTGTAAATCTCATACAGCCCATGCAGGTCAATGGTATTCTCCGGCTGCTTGCCGGTAACCAGCCATGTATGCGCCACGGCATCCGCAAATGATCGTGACGGACGCTCGGTGTAATTCACCTTACGGACAGCGGCGTCATAGCTGATGACGTGGCGCGTAACCAGCGCGTTATATTTGCGCTCACGCGAGCTTGTCGGGTTTTCCGTGGCTCTGACTGTCACACGAACAATGGTATCGTCAGGGTGCTTCTCATTAGTTCTGCGCCGGACTGCATGCGCTTTTTCCAGTTTCAGAATACTATGGTCATTGCTGTTTTCCAGCCTGGTCAGCTGGAATGCATACCGCCCGTAGCCGCCTCCTGGTATGAACTTCTCTGTCTTATAATACGTTTTGGTTTTCGATGCGCTCGGGAACCCCCGGCTATATGATTCACGTGTACCCGCTATTTCTTCATTATCATCGTCAACTTTCCAGAACTGAATTCTGGCATTGGCGTAATCATCCTCACCTAACTGAGCGTTAAGGTGGATCCAGAGCTCGCCACCTTCCATCGGTGAAAAGAACGGGCCGACAGTCATGAACTGGTTATCGTAGAGAATAAATTTCGTGGTATTGACCACTGCGTTCGGTGGCAAGGTTGCCAAATCACCGCCGGTCAGGTTGGTGAAGAAAAACTCGTAATATTTTTTCGGCAATACCAGTGACCCGTCATCACTTTTCTTTGCCTCAGACAAATAGGCGTCAACCTTGATATCTTTTGTTATCAGCCCGGTCGGTGTGGTGTACGACACACTCACTGTCATCGATACTGAGCGCGGCTTGATAATGTCATAGAAATAATCGAACTCCGCCTGCCGGCTGATTTTAATTGCAGCCTCACCGCCTTTGATTTCCCCTGAAATCACCTCACTCGCCGTTGCCTGATACTGCGGTATCTCGTCACTTTCATTAGGCCCCGGCACCTCCTGCCCATCGACATCATGAAACTCAAACCCTTCAGATATCTCAGGGATGTTTTCGCCTGGCTGAAATATCTGATAACTGGCACCATCCAATGCTGTTAATTCTGATTCCGAGTATTTCACGTTTTCGATATCAAACCGGCCGATACCGAAATTCATCCACTCGGTAACTTTTTTCTTATTATCGATGTACTCAAACAAAGACTGCTGGATCAGATCCGGATAAGCCCTGACCTGCCCGTAAATATCGGGCCGAGCCTGATAGGTTCTTGCAACGTTAGTCTGACCGGTAAGCCGGTTGTTAGGGCTATCTTTTACGTTCGCGTCAGCCGATGTAAATGACGGGGTTTTCGGTGCGAGAAATGAAAATACCTTTGAAACCAGCTTAAATACCGGATTCAGAAGACTGCCGATAAATCCGCCCTTCGGCTGATCGCGTATTTGGATGTGGTGATGTCCGGTCACTACAAAATCAAGGCTGTCGTCATCAGTCAGCGGGATGCCATTGACGATAATTTCAACATCATGATGTAATTTCTGCTCTTTCAGCCAGTCAAAAAAAAGAGAGCCGTTTTTTATTTCGGCTCTCTCGGCAGGCATTCCCGGCACTCTTTGTATTTCAATCATTGCCATATCTGTAAAACTCCAGCTTCGTGTATAACCGGTTGAGCACTGACAGCCTGTCGATTCTTACGTGTCCGTTTTCACCACGGCTGTGCAATGCTGTACTGCCGGTAACAATACCGACGTGTACCGGCTGCGAGCCGTCATAGGCAACAAACATACAGCCGTCTTCCGGATAAGCTATCAACACCCACGGCACAATGACTCCGTTAAAACACGTCACGAAATCATCATGCCCGGTGTACCCCGTGACATTGTGTATCTCTCTGCCGATTACATGCCGGTAGTACAAAAGAACCAGCCCCCAACAATCACATTCAGCAAAAGATGCCATTCGGTTTACCCACGGCACCCCGACCATTTTGTCGGTGAATTCAGCTGTCGTCATACCGCCTCCAGACCCGGCCATTCCTGTGGCTCATAAATGCGGCCGACATTCTTGTTCAGTGGATTGGTCATCGAAAGTGTCATTGATACTGACTCCGCATCCAGTGAAATATCTTTCGCAAACAGCTTCCAGCGCACGATTGCTGTTCCTTTATCTGCCTCATCAAACAGCCGGTACGTTACCTCGACCGGAACCATCCGTGAATATGAACGCCATGCTTTCAGCTTCTGCTTAAACTCATGGGCGATACGACTGAATTTCACACTGGCGTCAATGATCGGCGTTTTACTCTGCTGACTCTCAGACATTTCAAAGTTACACGGCATGTATTCAATTCCGCCGAGTGTCTTCGGGTGAATCTGGTAAGTGATCAGGTAAATATCACCGAATGCCGGATGTGATAGCTGGAGAGTTTCATACAGAATGCGGTTTGGTCGTTGTGCGCGGAACTCACGCAATGTAGGCATTACTCCCCCTCACGCCGTGGCAGCGTTTCAGTAACAATGACATCCAGCCAGCTCCCGAACGGTGGCGGGAACTCGATAATCACATCACCAAACTCGTCATCATCATTATGCAGATTTTTACTGATAACCTGACCAGTCCATGTGACAGATGCGCCGTTGACGCTGGTCTGTACCGGATAGGATGTGAAATGTAACTCCTGCTCCTGTAGCCCACTGCCACCGATATCTATTTTCATCCGGAACCAGCGGGTACAGTTATCCAGATAGTCTGGGTGCCGGATCCACTGAGCAAATGCCCGCTCCTGTACCAGTGTGAATATCCAGGTGACATTCCAGACCGTTTTCAGGTCATCGGTTAGCTTCTGGAATATTGGCGCGCCGACCTGTGGCTGATCTGTCAGATATCCGGTGTCGAATGTCATTCCTTTATCTGCTTTCTGCGCCAGAGGAAGCCAGTCTGGATAGACTATAATCATCTCACCCTCGCTGATGCCGTTGTGTTTCGTGTAATGGCGCTGTGCATCGGCCCTTTGTTATCCATATCCGCTATAAACACGTCTATGGTCATGCCGTTACTGTCCTGCCGCGCCTGTGCGTCAATCTTGCTGCCTCCAGACGAGTAGTCATTAATATTCACCGTCACCGGCACCTGTCCACCGCCAATATCACGGTTACTGATGACCTTGCCGTTATCACCGGGGATCATGTACTGGTTACCGTTTGACGCCTTGAATATCTCCGGTTTGCCGCCCTCACCAACCCGGTACATTTCACCGGCAGACACCGGCCCACCATCTTTACGCGCTCCGGCAATAGTCAGAGCTTTCATTCCGACACTTGTTGCTGCGCCGGTCGCCTGTGCTGCAGTATACGCACCGAGGCCGCTGGCAGATGCTGCCCCCATCGTTGCAATGGATGCCGCGATAGCCGCCGGAGTCCACGCAGCCAATGCCGCAGCACCACCGGCAACGGCTGCTGTTGCGTTTGCCGCCTGAGTAGCAACGCCCAACGTCTGCCCGAGGATGAAGTTTTTAGCCATCTCAACGCCGACCTGAACAATGGAGTTAACCACGCTGTTAAGCATAGTGTTACCCAATGACCGGGCAGCATCACTCCAACTCATAGTTTGTGTGATGAGACCGGTGATGGCGTTGGACGCATTCCCGGAGAGAGAATCAACCGCTGATGTGAGCATGTCATAGCCGAGGCTTTGCTGACTCAGTAACTGCCACTGTGCCGCTGTACGCTGCTCGTCATACTCTTTATTGGCTGCATTCATCAATGCCAGACCCTGCTGCTCGGTAATGACCCGCTGGCTCATGTAATCCTTAATCAGTGCCAGTTTCTGAGCGTGCTCATTTGCCAGCGCCTGAACCGGATCAACCTGAGCCGCCATTTCCTGAACAGGAGTGACGGAGGATTTCGCGTTTATCTCCGCCGTTTTTCTGGCATGCTCGGCTTTTAACTCAATGCTGCGCTTCTGATACTGTTCCTCGGTGATGAGGTTACCTTTCAGCTGCCGCTCAAGTTGTTCACTGGCAAGCTTCATATCCTGATCGGCTTTTGCCCTCGGGTTTTGCTCAAAGGCCTCTTTGCGGTCTTTTATCTTCTGAGTGAGGTCGTATTCTTTGGCGGCAAGTTCGGTTATCTCGGCTATCTGTGCTGCGTTAGCCTTTGCTCCGAGCTTCTGCACCGCTTCGAGAACGGCGGCTTCCCGCGACAGTCCTTTCGTTTCCAGCTCTGCTACTTTTGTTGCGTCAGCAAGTGAGGATATTTTTTGCTGAAGCTTTTCGGCTTCTGTGGCTTCTTTTTTTTGCCTCAGCTGCGGCTTCCCTTGATGTTTTAATGCCGGTTTTTTTTGCTTCAGTATTTTTGTATTCCTGAGCCGCCATGTCTTCAAGTCTGCTGACTGCATCCTGACTGATTACACCGGCATCCTCGGCAGCATAACGCGCCTGTAATTTTGCTTTTGCCTCACCTTCTAACTTGGATAGTTCCAGCCTGCGATCCATGTCTTTTTTAAGCTGATCGCCTTTTTCACCGCCGAAATCCATCATCAGACTTTGTGAATTAAACTTCTGTTTTGCTTTCGTCGCATTTTCTAAGTCAATTCCATATGCGCGGAGTGCGGCTCCGGCATTCGGTAGTGCCGTCCTAGCCTCGGCGGTCAGTAAATCAGCGCCTTTCAGAAGCTCTCCGTTTAGTTGAGCTCTACCCATGCGGATCATATTCTGTGTCTGGCTTAAGCGCTGCTGAGCCCTGTCAAGTTCACCGGCTGCAATGGCTTGCCTATCAAGGTTTATTGCTAATGCTGCTGCCGCTTCTTTACCTGCTCTGGTTGACTTCCCGTAGTCATCTACCGCTTTTTTGTTACGATTAACTGCGTACGTAAGGTCATCATATTTTTTCTGAGCTTCAACCACTGCATCCGACAGCTCAGGCATTTTTTCGCCAGCCTTACCGATTTCCTCTGCAATCTGTATTCGGCTCATTTCACCGAATTTACCAATCAGTGTGTTAACGCTGTCCGCAAGATTATTGGCATCATCCCTTGCCACTTTTGCACTTTGGCTAAAATAAAATAATGCAGATGCCGCGGCAACAGCAAAACCGGCAGGCCCTCCTATGAATCCTAGGGCACCACGCAGCACCGTTCCGATACCGATACTAGCCCGGCTTGCCGCCGCCCCTGCTGCATTTTGCGCCACCGTATGAGCGGCAAGAGCGGAATTGTAATTCCCTGTCGCTATAGCCGCTGCTTGCCTTGCCTGAGATAACCGTTGTTCAGTAGCGGTCACCTGCGCCTCCGTTATGGCAATTGACCTTAAATGTTGCGCCAAACGTAACTCGTCGAGTGATCTTAACTTTGTTACTTCCGCAGACCTCAGTTCAGCAGCGGCATGTAGTTCTGTTGCTTTAGTTGCCTGCATCTCCGCAATTGCTAATGCTCTTGCAGATATAACCCCTTGTAGCTTTTCTTTTGTCGCCAGTGCTAATGCGCCAACAAATCGGCTACCTAATACCGTGGCAACGACAGTCAGCACTGCTGACAGCCCGCCCAGGCTTTCACTTATAGTTACTACTGAATCATTGAATATATTTGTGAATGTCTTAACGGTGGTGTTTTCACCAAAAAACTTAGTAATGTTGTTACTGGCCACCTGAAGAGACTGCGACATCGTTTGTGTTGTGTTTGCGAATTCAGCCTCAATCGTCGGCCCCATTTCACGGAATGCCTTTAACAATACATCCGTAGTCAGCTTACCTTCCGCAGCCATTGCCCTCAGCTTACCAATACTCACGCCTAGCGAATCAGCAAGCCCTTTCATCAGCGCAGGTGCCTGTTCACTCATTGAGTTGAATTCCTGCCCGCGCAACACACCCGATGCTAATGCCTGTGATAACTGGACAAGCGCACCTTCGGATTCTGCTGCCGTGGCACCGGAAACGGTCATTGCTTTGGAAATGGTGGTGGTTATTTGCCCTAACTCCTGACCACTTAGCCCGGCGCTGCGCATGGCTCTTTCTAAACGTGAATACAGTGTTGCGATACCATCGAGGCTTGAACGGCTGTTCTGTGCAATATCAAACACACGCTGATTCACCACTGCCAATGTCTCACCGGCTTTTATGGAGTTGACAAGTTTGTTATTCAGAACCGCCCAGGCTTCGGCATATTTAGCAACAGCAGATGCAGACAGGTACGCAGTCAATGAAGCGGCAACACGCGACAGTGAAGCCATTGAGCGCTCCGTACCATTGACAGCAGTCGTGGTGCGGTTAAAGCCGCCTTCCATGTTCCGCAACCGCTGATCTAGTTGACGCTGTGATGTCAGCAACTGAGCAACATCCATCTGTACCTGATATACAATTTCGCCTACATTCGCCATTTACCGGCTCCTTAAAATGAAAAACCCCGCCGGCTGGCAGGGTTTGTGATTATATGTAATATTTACTTAGAACAAGCTTCAATATTACCGGCTGAAAGATTGGGGTCTATCCCATCGGGCAATACTACCCACTCAGTTATATCTTCAGTGTATTCAGGGTTTTCCAATCCACCGTTTTCGTATAGCGACTTTAGGTTATCCAACTCTTTTTTGTCATCGTCGAAAATTTTTGGATTATCGGCCTCGATAAATGATCTGACATCATCGATAGCTTTCGGGTACATCCACTTAACGCTAACAACGTACGCATCCCCTTCTTTCTTTTCAGAAATAACGCTGTACTTGGATTTACCATATAAATAACTACTCAATTGATAGTAGTCATTTGTTGTTGGCAGGTTGTTTTTATTGACCAGTGTTATGTTTTTTATGCCGTCAGGTGTGCATTTTTCTATTTTTGAGCTGGATAGCAGCGCTGTATTTTCAGTATTCATGAATTCAAGCACCGTGTCTGACGCGGTCTTTTCGCCACAACCAGAAAGTATCAATGATATTATAGCCGTTATTAATATTTTACTCATGAGTTCCGCCGGTTATTTATAAGGGGACTGGCTTACAACCATCTTTTTATCTGGCTCAGAGCAAGCAACCATAACTACCCCGTCATTTGTCCACGCCTTGCCTATATAAAGCAATGATGAATCAACTACCGTTCGAACTGGGTAGTGATCAGAGATTGCAGAAAACATATTACTTGCTGCATTTTTGCAGTCTTCAAAAGCCATAGGTTTGGAGTCAACCACTCGCGTTTCCCCCTGCTCGGGATAGTTTCCAGCCCCAACCATGCTATTTAACTGTTCTTTAGTATAAGTCGTAGCCATACCTGAAAAACAGATTAACGATAATGAAACACCAACAATTATTTTCCTCACATCCCCACCCTCAATAATTAGTTTCCCTCATGTTAATCATGTGATGGTGCAAAGGAAAGCAAAAAGCCTCAGTTAAGAGGCGGCGTGTGATCTGAATTACAAGCCGTCCGTGGCCTGTGGGTTATTAGAACAGTTTTTCCAGATTCACATTGTGAACCGCTTTCCACGCAGCAGCAGGATATGAGTTCGCTTTTCCGTAGCGATCATCCGGAACAGATTGAACTTGAGCATCATTATCAGCGCACCACTTTTTGAGCGGGTGCCATTTAAACTTTGTATTCAGAGCCTTCTCAACAGCCAGCACCGTAGCGTGACCTTTGCAGGTGCCGAGTTTAGCGGCTAAAACATTCTTTTCGCGGACTGCTTTTGATGCCGTTGCCATCGCAGTAGCCTGACGTTTATCGCCAATCCACGCTTTGGTCTCAACGGCATAATCACGTTCGGCGGCAATCACTGCCTTTTCTTTCTCAGACTTCAGCAGGTTTTCCAGCGCCTCAATATAGTTACCGGGCATCACTGTATTTTTGCGGGAATTGAAGTAGGTTTCTTCCAGTAACTCGAAGTAGTCCCACGCCTGATCTGTTTCCAGCATTTTGGCGTGACGTGATGCCCCGCGTTCAGTCCAGAGGTATAGCGACCGAGCCTTACTAGAAATTTGCAGACCTCTAAAAGAGGTGCGCAAAATTTCAACATCATCTCCCTCTACCAGAAAATAATGCTTACCTTCTTCAAACCGATTTTTATTGCGGTTGAAATTATTGGTGATCTGCTTTGATGTTGCCCCATACCCCACCGCCAGTGATTCAGTGGTGATTACCTTCTGATCACGGTGGTAGACTTCAGGAACCGTAAAGCGACTTTGCGTGACAACTGCATTATTGTTTGCTACTGTAATTTGACTCATGAAACTTTTCCTTCTGGTTAGGTTTGGGAATTGCCAACAGTTCGCACCTGTTGGCTTTTCTGTTTTTAGTGTCTGTCAATGTGTTAACCTCGCTTTTGAATACCACTCCATGTGTGTCAAAGAGCTAAACAACGGGCCTTGTACGTCCTTTAAGCGCCCTGTCATTTCAGAATCAACCTCCATATTCAGTCTGCGCAACGATGGCGATAACATGCCTCCCCATATTTCGTTAATGCGTTTGATGTGCTTATAGGCTGTGGTGAGATTCCTTAACAAAAGATGCTCATCCAGCCCGTTAACTGCCACTTCGCGATCCAGAATATCCAGCACCCACTTACGGAATTGTTTGGCGACCGGCGTTGATGCGAACATTGCTATCAAGTGTGCGCCGCGCAGTGAGAAAAGGCGGACAATAACCTCAACTTCACCCGTTTTTCTAACCAACGTCATTTTGACGGTGGTTGTCATCGACTCCGTAAATTCATCAGAATTACGGGAATACACGCGACTGACGTTATCAGTCCGGCTATAACCCAACGCTTTTGCTAACTCCGTTGATGTAAGCCACATTTGACCGTCCTGATAAACCGGCTCAAATGTAATGTCCTGGAAAGTTAAGTCTGTTTTCGCTACACTGTTCATGTCATTTATTCCTGTCGAGGGATTATTTGATACTGAGGCCTCAATTGTTTGCGCAGTTGAGGCTTCTTCATTACGGCATCCGAAATTCGCCATTTTTAGCCATCTCCATCACGACTTCTATAATGTATTCAAGCTGGACTTGGGTTGAGCGCCGCTTTTCACTTGCCACATCATCTATCCACTTCCGCATATCTGGCCGCATTCTGAATGGGTATGGGGCAATTCTATTTTTCTTTTCCATAAATTATCTCCTATGTAGTATTCCAATTACACATCTTCATGATGTAATATCAGTTATACCCCATGACTCCGCAATGTGTCAATATGAATTTTATAGAGTTCACATATGAAAATTGATGATAACTTCAAAAATAGAGTGCAGGCAGCCAGACAAGCCGCAAACCTTACTCAGGGTGACCTTGCTGATAAAGTTGGGGTCGTGCGTCGTCAAATAGCGGCATACGAGGCCGGAGACTCCAAGCCGAGGATTAAGGTTTTGAATAATCTGGCCGTTGCGCTGGGAGCGACCACAGAGTGGCTTTCATCGGGTATTGGTGAAGGCCCAAGCATTGACAACATAAAGCGCACAATCACCGTCCCTGAAATACCCGTTTTATCTTATTCAGATTCAATTTTTAGTTTAGGGAGTCCTGCTGCATTTTCTAAATTTATACCAGCCCCACCAAATACAAACTCACAGATCTTTGCGTATGAGATCATGGGTAACTCAATGACATCCGCCGGCAGTGTCAGTCTACCATCCGGCACTATAGTCATCATTGACCCAACAAGAACTCCAAAAGACATGGACTTCGTTTTGGCTTATATGGATGGGATGGGTGTTTTCAAGCAATTAATATTTGACCAAGGGAATTGGTATTTAACGTCGTTAAACCCTGACTTTTCGCCCTATATAGTTGAAGATTTATCCATCATTGTTGGTGTCGCCATCCAAGCGCAAATCGATCTTTCCTGTGAGTGGATAAAGGCATTTCGTACATTTGATGGCGTAAGCCTAGGCTCATCAATTAAAACTGAAAGTCCAAAATCACCAAAGGATATCAGCCCGCGCCTTGATAAAATCGAGTCCATGCTTGAGCAGCTACTGAAAAACAAATAAGCCCCTTCCGGGGCTTCATTACGCCTTCCTCCTGCTCACCAACCGGCGCTTACCCTTAATCAGGTCATCGTTACGGGCATCGTCGGCTTTGGTGATTGCTTCATACTCATCTTTAGTGAAACCCTTCTCGTCCGGATATTTCGCTTTCAGCATCATCACGAATTCGGTCATTGTTAGCTGCTCTGCTTCGCTGCGGGTGATGTTGAAATGTACGCGGGCGGCGCTGATGTACTCGACAGCGTGAAACTCGTCTGAGTATTCGTCTTTACCTTCGTTACGCTGGAGTTTTCGCACCTTGCTTTACCGATAATGCCGTGGGTCATCAACTCACGCGCCAGCAGGATGATATCGCGGTAATGCATAGCGCCCTGCCGGTACACCATGACGGATTTACCCGGTCGCCATTCCCCGATAACCTCAGAGCAATCATCATCACAACACGCCTGCATCACGTCCATTGCGGTCGATAAAATACTGCGCCCGTACACCGGCTTATTTAACAGTGCAATCAGCCACTCAGGAACGGCTCCGTATGCGTCCACAGCAGACGCAATAATTTGCTGTACCTCGGCACCATTTAATCGCGTAAACGTGCTCACTATCTCTTTTGGCGACCCGATTCGCGTCATTGCATCCAGTGACGGACGGAACAGGTAATCATTTTCGGCAGTGGATATCACCATCTCGCCGTATTCTAACCGTGGTGTCATATATCCTCCTGAATACATTATCAAGGGCATCCGGAGATACCCTTTGTAATGTTACTCGGTGACGGTAACGACGCACTTCGCTGTCTTCGCGCCATCTTCGGAGGTGACGGTGACATTAGCGACACCAGCAGCAACTCCGCGAACAGTAACAACTGTGCCGACCTGTGACACTGTCGCAAATGCTGGCTTGTCGCTGACTGCGGTGCAGGTTTTGTTGGTCGCATCACCAGGCGTAAATTTCACCATGATAGATTTGGTTTCGCCGACTTTAACCGTGGTAGCGGATGGATCAACCGCAATACTCAGTACAGCGATTTCTTCCTGTAACCACTCGAAGCTGTCAGCATCAGCCACTTTAAGCTCACCGGAATAGGTTGAGATTTCTTTTGTCGGGAATTCCAGTGACCATGATGTAAAGGTCATATAACCCTGAATTACATCACTTCCGTCACCTTTCATATCGAGCTGAACCCAATATGACGGCTGGCGACCAGCTTTAATCTCTACGAGAATATCCCGTGAGATATCGAACGCGGATGTCGAGCCATCCACGCCCTTGCGCTTCAGTTCACCATCAAACTTAATCGTCACGTCCGCGCCGGTCACGATGGCTTCGGTCAGCCCTTTTGTGTCGTCAGCTTTGGATGTCACTGTTTCAGTACCGTAATCCAGCCCTTTACTGGTCAGTGCGCCGAGACGCAGAAACGCGGATTGTTCAGGAACCGTGCCTGGGCAACCGGGCGCGATGCGGAGAATCCCCGCATTACCCATCACCAGGCCTTTATCATCAGGGCATTGTGCCATGTTATAACCTCTTTATTTGCAAATAAAAAAGGCCGCATAAGCGACCCTGTTTGAAGTGTGTTTGTTTAAGATGTGCAGCGGAAAGCCAGTTGTATGATAAACCTGCCTTCCTCTGTCGGGATCGGCTTCGTCAGCCCGCCGAGGTTGTATATTGAGTTGAGTTCGCAGTCCAGCGGATGAGACGCTACGTAATCAAGAATATCTTTCGCTCTGGTCAGTATCGGCTCAGGGTCGTTCTGTGCGGACACCAGAATCAGCATCGCATTGTCATCAGCCCCGAGGTCGGCAAAACGACCGCCGCCGCCGTCAGGCTGAATAACCGCATATTGCTGTGTGCGTGAATCCGGCTCCTCATTCCACGTCAGATACTGAATCGTGAAGTCATCCAGCAATCCTGCACGGTTCAGATAACGCTCAAACGCTTCGTGTATCATATGCGCATCTCCTGCCGCATGGCTGCTTCAATCTCATCACGCGACTCCTCAAAACCGAGTTTCAGGAACTCTTTCCGCGCAGTTGCACGCCGGAATTTTTGCTTAACTTTCGGATCATGAACGAATACTGCGTAATTGGCAGAGTACCCGACACGACCGGTAACGCGCGTGCCATTGACTGTGATTTCACGAAACTGTGAGTTGATGAGCGTTGATGTGTCACCAATAGGTGTGAACAACGTCGCCTGAGCGCCGCCGATCAGCATCGCCGCCTGTATAGCGCGGGTAATCTGACGACCGCGAATACCACCGACCAACGCGTTGATATTGGCACTGACATCTGCAATACCTCTGATTTTAGCCGCCATATCACACCGCCGTTATCAGGGTATAGTCATCTGCTATATGCTCGAATAAATCCTCATCACGTTTGATGAATTTGATTTCGTCGGCTCCGGCAGAAACCAGATTGTCTGAGTGCTTGCCGATAGCGATAAAGTCACCTTTCTTCGCATCAGCATACTCAGTCCAGAACACCAGTTTGATAGTGATTTCAGATCCGATATCAATCTTTCCGCCCTTAAGCTCGCTACCATAGCCACACAGGAAATGAACCGGCTCGGAGAATGTCGGCTTGCCGTATTTATCTTTGCCGGCAGACCGCCACAGCGTAGCCCATGAGGTATACGCCCAATTAGCAACTGAACTCATTGATACCCCCCGACCACGCCAAAGAAACCGACCGTTTTGCTCGACAGCGGCAAATCAGAAAGACATCCGGCACTGTCCCATGCGCGGATCTGATTCAGCAGATAATCAGTACCGGCAGAATCATATGCGAAAGAACGAGACGCCCCGTTAGGAGCGCTCTGTGATGATATCTTTCGTGCGCCAGACAATGAGGCCAGCCGGACTACAGTGTAAATCAGCAGCAGTTTCTGCGTGGTTTCGTCGTAGTTGGCTTCGAGACATCTGGACTTTGCATTAACCTGACTCAGTAACAGCGACAGCACAGAATCAGGCAGTGTAAACCCGAGTTCCGCGATCATCGGCTTTACGTCATCAAGTGTTATCGGCATGTTATTTCGCCTTTTTGCTGTCTTTCAGTGCTTTTAATTCAGCGGTGACAGCGGCTAGCTGAGCGTTTTTATCTTCCAGTTCTGCCGTGAGTGCCGCCACCTTTTCATTGGCTTCAGCCAGCTCACCGGCAAGAACCGGCAGCTGAGCGTTTTTATCTTCCAGTTCTGCAATAAGATGCTTTGCAGATACCAACTCCGCTGACAGACCGTCGCCACTGTTAGCGACTGCCGGTGTAGCAACTTCAAAGATTAATACGCCGCTTTCGTCATTTGAAAGCTCCGCTTTACCGCTGGCAATCCAGTTTCTTGCCAGATCATCATTAACATTATAGACAGCGCCGACTTCCAGTTTTTGAAAGTCGGCACCGGCAAAAATGTTTCCTGCTACGATTTTTACCAGTGCCATAACCCCCCCCTTATACGCCTTTCGCGTGGACGACTGAGAAGTGACCGGCGATATCCTGCTTAACCATCAGACCGGCAGCGCCCCATGTGCGCCATACGTAATCAGAGTTATAGAACTGACGCGGGTCTGCGACAGTACCGAACGCCTGACCGACAATCGGCGCAATGACACCGGCACCCAGCGGAACGATAAGCATTTCATTGCCTTTCAGCTCGTAATCTTCTTTGATGTCTTTGATACCGGTGATTTTCTTCAATTCGTCCAGGATGGTGCGGGTCTGGTTGACGTCGAAATATACGCTTTCCCAGTTGGACAGGATTTCACCTGACACGTACCAGGTCTGCTCACCGTATTGCAGGTTTTTCAGCTTCAGAACATCACGCAGTTTGATGATTTCAGCACGGATTTTCTTGCCGTCCTGCTCAGTGGCAAAATTGACAGTCAATGTCACCTGAGCCACTCGCTCATCTTCACGCAGACCTTTCCATGATTTACCGTCGAACTTAATAAAGTTACCTGCCACGTCGCGGAAGCCGTTCCAGAAGAAATCAATCAGCTTGCGGCGCACGGTATCAACGGAATCAGACTGCGCATCAGACAAGGATGCCAGAGCAGAGCCTTTGCCGAAAATAGGGTCACGCCATGTGAACTTAAAGCCAGTATCATGAACAGGAACCATTGTTCCATCGAAGGTGAACGCCCCGGCATCCAGCAGCGCACCAATCTGACCAGACATGGATGTATGAGCCACACCACCACTGCCTTTACGTGCATATTCATACACGGACTCATCCAGACGCACGGAACGGGAAAGACCCATCAGGTCATTCAGCAGGGTGAATTCTGTGCTTGGCTGGAATTCAGCCAGTACAGTCTGGTCATACGATTTATACATACGGCGAATATCGTCAACTGCATTTACTGCATCTAAACGCGGTGCATCATCAGCATCGCCGCGATAACGAGTTCGCGCAAGGAAGTCAGCCACGGCTTGTGCTGATGAGTTACGGGCAAGCGTCAACTCGCGGAACTGAGAGGTGATAGCCTTAAGGTTACCGGTTTCGGTTGCCTTTTTTGTTGAAAAATAAAACATTCAGTTCTCCTTACTTGAACACAACGCGAACCAGCTCACCCGCTTTCGCAGTTAATGCTGAATCTTCTTCGACATAGGCGAATACAACTTCACCTTCCGCAGCGGTGGCCGCTGTAATCTGGCCATTAGCGATAATCACCGCCTGACCTTTTTTGTACGTACCGGCAGCAGCACGGATATTCAGGAACAAGCCCTGCAACGGCTGGATAGCCACTACCCAATCACCGGCTTTCAGGTCATCATCGACGCCTTTGCAGCGCAGATAGTCCACATTTGCCACGTACAGGATCGCCGCTTCTTTGCCATCGACCGCAGCTTTGAATAAACCGTCCGCATCAAAGAAACCAACAATGCCAGGCTTAGTGTCCGCTGCCGCAGCACCTTCGCGATTTAACAACGGGCTCGGGAAGATACCCCCTGCGTGAATTACACGTTTTGTTTTGTTCGCCATTTCGTTTTACTCCGGCATTTCTGAAACTGAGGTGGAAGAGTTCTGCTGAGAATGGAACGAGCCATTCAGCCCCTGAACCGGTGCGCACTGCGCATACAGTTCTTTCAGCGGGTCGCCGTCGAGTGAGTTAACGGCAACGTCCGACATGCCGAACTTGGTTTTTACCGCTTCGCGCATAGCTGATTTTTCTTTATCAGCGCCAGCGTTTAACTGAGCCTGAAGAGGTGCGACAGCCGCATTGACAGCAGCGGTGATCATCGTCTGCATATCGACGTTGGTTGCCTTGTCTTTTGCTTCCTTGGCTTCTTTCTCAGCCTTCTCACGCGCGGCTTTCTCTTCAGGCGTTTCTTCTTTTTTGCCTTCTGCGTTCATCTGGTTGTACGCATCCAGCAGCTCTGCGTCGGTTTTACCCTCAACGTCGATGCCTTTTGCCTTCAGCGCGTTTGTGATGATTTGTTTCATCGGGTCGTTTTCCTTATTGGTTTTTACTTCGTACTCTGTTGGCTTGCGCACAACTTCAATGGGCTCACCGACAAATTCAGCTTCGCCGTTGTCGTCAATGAGGTATTTTTGTTGGTAGGATTTACCGGATTTGTAGTAAATGAATTTGTCAGGCCAGACTGTTTCAGGGTAAGGCCAGTCATCTCCGGTGAATTGCTTTCTCAGGGCATCACGCAGCGCGCCGTGAATATCCTCAAAAGAGAAATTAGAGCTGTTGGTAAAGAAGAATTTCGCTTTGTTGAAGATGCCGGATTCAGTGTGGTTCGACGCATCGACCAGGCTGACATTTTCAACATCACATTTCTGACCGTCTTCGTTAACAAACATCCCGACACCATCATCAGGTGTTGCCGCTCCCGGCTCACTTGCCGGAAGAATAGCGATGTGGTCAAAATGCATATTGCGGGCAACCCATGTGTACGGCTTACCCTTTGATTTACCTTTGTTCTGCTCGCGTTGTAGCAGCAGGCCGGTAGAGACGTGGATCGGGTCTTTGTTGTTACCGGCAATAATGTCATCCACGCGGGAAAGAAACTCTTTACCCTTGTCCGTGGCATCAGCGAATCGGCGGTTCACCTTTACATCCATGATGACTTTGTTGTCATCTTTGCGGACGTTCTCAGCCCATGCGCCGATATGAAACTGGTTTACTGCGCGCGGCGTGTCAGCCGATACGTAATCTGTGCCGATTTTAGGGTGTCCGTACGGGCACTGCTTCCCCTCCATCGACTGAAAACTGCTGTTAATTTCGCTGGCAGGATATAGCCCCCCGTTCATCACAACGTCGTCAACGACAGGCACAACGCCGCGAATGACGATATGCTCGTCACCGTCGATGGTTTCAGTTGAGATATTGGAGGAGTTGATAGCCAGCGACTTAACATGAATTCCGGAAAACTTCATGTTGTGGCCTCGTGGTGTTATGAATCTTCTTCTGTCGCCCAAGCCTTGCGCTCTTCAGCCAGGCGATCGGTGATCCCTTTGTTGTAAATCGTCCCGTCATCATTCAGTAGCACAGGCTGTGTCGCGCAGTAGCAGTTGAACCGGTTGCCGCCGTCAGCATAGAACGCTTCGACTTCTCCTACTGTATATACCCTGCCGTGCCGTGCCGCATGCCAGCTACGTGTTGTCGGCTTCAGCGCAGACAGCCACAGCAGACCGGTACGCAGCCCTAGCTGTTCACCAGCCCATGTGGTTTCATTCCAGTTCGCCCGCCGTAGCGCACCAACCTGCTCCGTCTGAGCGATGCGTTTCGCACTACTCATTGAAACATCCAGGCGCTGACTGACGATTCTGGCTGTCTCGCGCGGGTTAATCCCTCTGGCTATCGCTGAGCCAATGATGTTCGACAGGTCAGCACGGGCAGCATCAGAAATACCCTTCCAGTCACTGAACGTCGAGATAAACGCAGCGGCTATCTGGTTCTGATGCGCAGGTTGTGACATCAGAAAGGTAAGCGTGGTTTGCGATGCATATACTTCGGACTGTAACGACAGATTGGTATACGCATTCAGTGTGCCGCGATCATATTCATCAGCAACATAGCTGAACGCCCACAGATTTTCATTTCCGCCATCAAGCAGATACTCATCCAAAATAGATTGCAGCCGTTCAAGGAACCGTGCGTACTCATCAGGACGCTCAGCGAGGTCATACGAATAAACACCGGCGTTAATCCTGATAAGCGAATCTGGTTCATTCTGTGCGTTTTTAGCGAGGATGTAGCTGTAGAGTGAGTTCTTATTTCGTTCTCTGCCGCTGAATGACAGGTCGAACAGTTGGCGGAGTGCTTTTTTCAGTCCGTGATACCGGTTTTCGATATCACGGTACATCTTTCTGACAGGCTTTCCTGACTGTGTCGGGTCGGCCTTATTTCGCGGGATTATCGGCGACCCTGTCTTCTGGTTTTTTATCATCAGTTAACGGATCTCCTTTTTCACCGGTTTCCGGTGGAATATCATCTTTAATTGGTTCAAGCTCACCCACTGCGCGGATTTCATTTGGCGTGAATATCGCCATACCGAATGCCTGTTGTGATTTCCACGCAGCATCGGCCATTTTGATCATGTTATCTATTTTGTCAGCTTCACTCGGTGCCAACATGTCAGACCACGCCAAAGTAATATCGCCTGACTTTGGCTGCTCGATAACACCAAGAGTACACAGGCGGCCGATGATTTCAGTGACATACTTTGTCAAAAATCCCCAGCGCCGACCATTGAGGCGCTTGCCATATGCCGCGCCATCTTTATCCCCAGCCAGTACGCCGGTTTGCGTGCCGAGAAACTCAGAAAAAGGGATGCGTATTGTGGTAAGAAACTCACGTACAGCCACTTCCCATGATGGATTAGGGTCGGCGGCAGCAACAGACAGCACATTCATGCGTCCTGCCTGCATGACAGCAGCAGAATCAGTGCCGCGATTAAGTTTATCGACCTTGTCAGCCATTGCCTCGCCAATATCGGCGTACCCGGCTTTCTTTGCGGCTTCCGCTATATTGCTCATATCCGTTGTGGCATCAAACTCTACAGCAATCTGGCGACTGGCGTTCTTCAGAAAACCTTCTGCACTACCACCGGAAATCTTTTCGATATCCAATAACTTATTGAACCCGGCTTTCAATAGCGGGATGCCAGAAAACATATAATCATCATCTGCACCCTCACAGAGGATGATCACCCGGTCAGGATGTATTTTTCGCTGTTTAACCGGACCATGTATCTGGTGTCCGACAGGGCGTTCATCAAAGTCGTAATACTTGGGATTGCCGTAATTTTCTGATGCAATATCAGTTTCCCATTCGGTGACTGTTATCTGCGGTTCCCATAATGGGATCAGACTAACCAGAGCTTTATCGCCCAGACGTTTAACCTCGGCTATATTGACAGGGTCTATCCAGTCCTCACCATCTTTTAACTGAATAACCAGCGCGGAGTAGTGACCGACCATATTGCGACGATCAGCATCTTTAATACGGTTCCAGTGTTTTTTCAGTAGCTTTGTTACTGATGCTTCCCACGGGTTAGTCGCTTTATTCTCTTTAGCTTCATCGCCATCAATGATCGTAGGGCCGTCCTGCCAGCAATCATCCAGCAGACGATGCACCGCAGCATGAGCAACAGCATTGCGTTCGTATGCATTGTAATAATCAGTGAATGAGAGCGCCGTCGGATAACCAAACTCCTGATAAAGTGTTGTTCTTTTAGTATTACTGGACATGCCACCGGATGCATACAGCGCCCGCTGTACCGCCATGTTGGCGACACTATTCACGAGCAATTCCAGCCCTTCATTTTGTGTTGTCACTGAAATTCCTCTCAGAAGTAGAATTGCGCCGGGCGCTTAATGATCGAGAACTGCTTCACGATGTAGTAGCCGCCTGCGTCGTTGGCATGGTCAAACCCTGCCGTCTTGTCAGGCTCGCCATTCGGTGACCATATCTGCTGTTCCAGTGATTCAGCGTAGTGAGGGCAGCGCATAGAATTAACTAAATACCGGCGCTCACTATCTGCATTAAGAAACATGGCGTTGACTGAATTTATTCTGTCTTTTACTGACGGGTTTGTGCCATTAACATGCACGGTAAACCCCGCTTTTCTCAGCAGTGCAATATCAGTCTCTGATGCATTCACTGATTTTCTGCTATTACCACTGGCATCAGGGTAAACATGTATTTTATTACCACCATAGCGACCACTGAGCGTTTTAATTACATCAGGGGTGTCATAACCATCCGTCACCTCATCGACCGCATGAGGCAATCCATTTCTATCAACATGAATGACCGCCGCCATCTTGCCAACGTTGAAATCCATACCAACAAATATTGGCTCATCGCCCTGAACTGACTCAGTGCTGTTATTCAGCTTTCTGTCGTAACAGTGGTATACCGTACCGCTCGTCAGGTTGACAAAGTCGCCGTTCAGGTACGCTTCAATAAGTTGTGGCGGGTAACTGGCCTTCAGTGAATCTGCATAATCATCAGGTAAAAACGGATTACTGTATGTGGACGCCTGAACCATCTCATAACCAGTTTTCGGGCTTCGCTTCCATGTTTTATACACAAAGCGGAAGCCTTCCGGCGTGGTGTACACACTGACGCGGTTAAATGGCTTTTCCATGCCATCAGGTCGCTGACGGTTACGGGCTATCACCTTTACCCATACGTCAGTGGCATGCTGTTCTTTCAGGGTGTCTATTTCATCAATATGTGCGCGATATGATTCATACCCCACAATACGAGCCGGGTTATCCAGCGTCCTAAGAACAAAGTCACCGATTCCGGATGTTGCGGTGTAAATGATGTTTTCTGATTTATTGTATTTATATCTGACCCCGAATTCTGATAGCTTCTCCTCCATGCGTGGCGCGAGGATAAGTCTAATCAGATCGTAGGTTGGCTCATACATAGCAATGAGAGCCTTTGATGAATGAGTGGCATCCCTGAAAGCAGATACCGCCATTGTTTCTGTTTTACCGGTGCCAAACCCGCCGACAAATGCCGGATATTTGCAGGTGAGCCCGAAGAATTTACCCTGCGGAGGTGTCAGCGTTGTCCGTACCGTTCTCCCCGACAATTACCACCTCCATGCGAGTGATTGGCTGTTCTTTATCAGTGTCGATTTCACGCCGGAGTTTTTCTATTTCAAGCTCCCGCCGCGTCATTTCAAGATATTGTAGCTTTTGCGCAGTCTCACTATCAGCCAGTCCAATGCGCTTCATAATCATTTCAAACATTCTTTCACGGCTTATCGACAGAATCTCAATGCCGTTCTGCGTAACCTTTGTTCCTGAGTAGGCCAACCTTGCCGACGCTGATAATTTGCGGGTGTCATGCATGTACACACGCCCCATGCCTTCGCCGCCACACACCGGACAATCAGGATTCGGGTCAAGTGTCAGATTAAAATCCGTGCCGCCGGAACAATCTGGGGCATCCTGACCACGGGCGCTTGCCTTGGTCAGTGCTTTTTGGTATTCGGAGTATGACCACTGATAATTATGGTCAGCGCCCCAGCAGTGATGACAGCAACCTACCCGGTACTGCGACAACTCATTCGCATCGAATGTTGCCAGATTCCACGCTTTAGCCAAGACGTCGTCAGCATCAATGAGGGTGCGCGAGAGTGATTGCTTCTGCTGATTCGCAATTTCGTTCGCAACTGAAGCTTTACGAAGTAGCTGATAACCCTGCTCTTGCGCTGTCTTTTCACTATATCCAGCTCTTATAGCTGCTTGAGTTGCGTTCCCATCTATCAGATATTCAACAATAAATTTCTTTTGCTGTGGGGTGAGCGATCTATCTTCCGCCAGTGATTTTGCGCTACTTTTTATTTGCGAATTCGCAGTTTTGTTCGCAGCTTTAATATAGCGTTTCGCAGTTGTGTATTTTAATCCCTGAGACTCACACCACTCTTTCGGTGATATCCCTGTAGCGGCATAGTCAGACAGGAACTGTTTTTGTAGCTCGCTCCAGTCCGGCCTAGCCATAATTATTCCTTACTGTTTATCCTCAACCACCGGAATGTATCTGATGTCGCTGATTTCATCCGGTGCGATATATGTCCATGAGCCGTCCAGACCGGCAATACCGATCAGCCCGTTAGTAATGCGCGGCTCTTTCGTTGTCATCAATCCGTGATATGTTGTGCCGTCCTTTTTGGTTGCTGTGACTTCGTATTTTTCAGTCATATCTACCTCGGTTAATTGATGTTCACCATTTCTTCCACCACGGCAGGTGTCGCCGCTTATGGGGTCGTCAGTCCGGTGTTACCGATTATTCTGTATGTCCGCACGCTCACCGTGAGGAGTGGCACAGGTCGTGGCTAATGTGGCAGAGGAGATCGGCGGCTCGGTTTTAATTAAGCGCTCTCATGAATATCTTTGCGATGGTTTTTATCTGCCTGACATTTCCACGCCCTGTAATGGCGATTTTGCGAAGGGCACCAACACGCTTAGCCTCTGCCAGCAGCCTGCCATACTCCACCGTCACAACAGCGGATTCGCCGCAGCCTTTGGCGTCAATTTTGAAATGTTTCATTCTCTCACCCATAAAAAAGACCGCTGGGCGGTCTATTCATATTTCAGTGCTATTTGAAGTTGACTCTCCGCCTCTTGTTTCTTATGAAGCAAGTGAGACTTCCGCCCGCCTCTACCCCAGTAATTCATTGTGCGCCCACAGTCACTAACTACCGCCGCCTCTTGGTTGTAAACATATGCAGCCATATTCGCTTCAGCCATGAAACTGGCCACGGAAATAAGCTCGCCTGAGAAATATCTATCCAGCACCGTATATACCCCAACTTTGAATGCGGGGTCTATGTAGCCAGCATATTCATATGCCAGGAACTTGGTTGCGAACGTTCCACCATTGCGCCCTTTGGAAATAATAAAAGGTGTAGAATTTCCACCTTTTACTAACTCATTGATAAATGCCTTCGTTACTGGGCTTCTGAGAAAATCAACGGGACGCAGGTTGTCTACTTTCATACCTGCTGCCTTGGCGGCTTTCCAAATATCTGTGATGGAAATATATCCATCATCGCCAACGCGAACCGGTGTATCAAAAACTGATAATTCCTTCATACGTACCTCTTATAGAAAGTGAACCTGTTAGCACAGAAAAGCCGCCCCAAGAGAGCTCGCCAGCTATAGCGGCAGTTCTCAGGATCACTTTCTGTAAGGCTCTTGGTGGTTTTGATGTGCGTGCTAAAGCACTGGGTGAAATGCGCTTTGCTCACGTGATGGGGAGTCATTCCCTTTAGTGAGTCGTATTGATTTGATGCTGATTCCTTGGTCTACATAAATTCGCAACCATCATCACGCATCGCTGCGTTACTTTGGTCACTTCCGTCTGTTCCGGCATGTCAAGATAGTTTGGATCACCTCTTTACTGGCTTAAACAATCTGAATTTTTACGTCCTGGTGTAGTGTCAATTTTTCCCAAAAGCCTCGGGAATATCGCCCACCCGAAAAGGTTGAAATTTCTCATTTCGCCAGTAGCGTCATAGGACTCACCATCATCAAGCAGCCACATTGGCGCAATGATGTGATATCCATCGTCAAGTAACTCGAAAGCTACTGTTTCAGTGATAAATCTCGGCGTGAATGCATTAATAAATTGCTTAATGGTCATCTTCACTCCGCCAGGTTATTTCTGAGGAACGTTTTTCAAAACGTCATCGTAAAACTTACTCGGGTTATCGAAACCTTGAGCTGCCATAGTATTTCTCCATTAAAAAGCCCCGCTATTTAGCGAGGCGTTGTTAAGCGTTTCTTTACTTTGTCGCCTGCATCACAAGATCAATGAAGTCCTGACAGAATTCGAGGCGGTGTCCGTGATCGTCCACGAAGTTATATTTGTTAAAATGCTCTAATATTTCCTCGGGGCTTTTCCCGCTAATAGGAGATGTAGAAATTGAATCGTGTTCCTGTTTCATCTTCAAACCTTCATTCAGTTGGTTATGACCAAGCCACTCAAACTTTGGAAATAGCGTTCCATAGTGGCAGTGTTTATCAGTATTTAAATGTCCCATCAAAGATTCATCAAGGTCTAATGAATGCAAGTTCAAAAGGTCAATACTTTGATGTGAATATTAAAAAAGCTGGCTACAAATACCGTCAAATCAGCTAATTAGTTAAAGCGGGGTTCGCCTCGCTTTTTCATTTCTGGCACTCGGTTATCACGTAGTCCCTCAAACCAAGGTATTGCTTTTCCAGAGTTTCAAGCTGCTTGCGGAGATGAAAATAATCTTGTTCAGCGTCTCTCGCCAGGGTGGCGGGTCTGCCATCATCCATGCCGGCGGCGGTATCGGTTCCGGTCCTTGGACACTCGGCTTTGATATACACCCGCTTAGCGCCAGACTTAACAGCATCACGCAGGCTATCAATCTCAGTTTTTGCATTGGTTAACTCCTGCGTGTACATGGTGTCGAGTTCGTGAAGTGACTGGATGCGGGATTTGTAGTCTTTGTTGATGGCGACTTGCTCAATGAATTGCGTGGACAGCAGCTGATAATTATCTTTCAACCCGCCGTACAGATTCAGCATCAGCAGTAAGCCGAGCAGCAGCACACCGCAGACACCGATCATCACTTTTGCCGCGGTGCTCATGCCGGTAATTCGATATGAGGCGCATCAATGAAGCGGGTTTCAATCGGCAGTGACGGATCACTCTTCCAGTTGATGCCGAATCGCAGTTTTACGCCCAATTCGTCAGCAGCCTGCTTAACCGCTTTCAGCAACGGCTTGAATTCGTCAATCTGCCATTTAGTGTTGACCGGGATAATATCGACTGCGTGACCGGTAAGGTGGCGGCTTTTCATGGTCTGTGATTTTTTCTCAGCGACCAACTGCTTTTGCCGTGCCTCGGTTCGTAACCCCTCAATGACAATGAAGTCGACCGGCGTGATTTCCAGTGTCCGGCGGATAACTTTCACCAGGTCAGGATTGACGCCTTTCAGGTTATCTTCACTGCGTTTACTGAATCCGAAATTACTCATTGTTCACCCCTGCTTTGCCTTTAATCATGCCGCTTACCTTCTCTACGCCCCAGTACCCGATCATGACGCTGGTGATATAAGCCAGATCCTGATTCAGACCCATAAAGGCCAGCAGGTCTTTAGCGAACCAACCGAGGACTGCACACAGAACAGCGTCCAAGAGTGTTTTCTTCCATCCGCCGCCGTTATACATCCCGCGCAAGCCAGCAACTAAACCGGCGAGAGCAGCAAATACACCTTGGTCTTTATATTGAGAAAGGTAACTGAGTATCTGATCCCATAAATCAGGGGTGTTGTTCATATGTTTCATACTCACCCCCTACAGTGGAGGAGTTTAGTTAATAGGGTGCCGCGCACAGTATCTCTGCGATGATTACGTTTGTTTGTTCAGGATTATGTGGCGGCGTGTTGGAACCATTACGAGGATGTTCTCGATATGGTGGAAACAAAAAAAGGCCGCACATGGCGACCTTTGGAATATTTATCTGTTGGGACTGTGTGACTGCGATATTTTGAACTAGTCGGCCAGGCCGACAGGTTGGAATGTGAACTATCCGGAAATTCCGGAGAGTTGAACCTGTAAGCTATCGTTACAAGTTGCAGAAATGAGAAAGCCCCGCACTTGGCGAGGCTCGTTAATCTGGTCAAGTGACTTAAGGTACACGTAAAGCAACTTACCTGATAAGTATTGCTAATTCGATAAAGTAAGTCAATAGCAAAGTTCGGTTATTTTACGTATTTTACCCACTCGTTTGCGACTGTTCATTGCAATTCGCAACGGTTCATACAAAACCCATTGAGCCGCCTTGAGTTTATCGTTGACCTCATTACGACAAGTCCCGAGTGACGGACGCCTGATTTTATTCCCTCCCCTCGTTTGCATTTTGCGTGGTTTTGCAACTCCGTGATAGTAAGATGCAATCGCCAGCTTGGACGACCCGTTGGCATAGTAGCTGAGCAATATCGCATACGCCTGTGCGTCAGTGGCGATGACGGAATCTACGACCTGAGAAATCAACATTCCGTCATCGTCATTACACATTGGTCTGGTCGGGTTTTTATCAGGCTCTACCGTCTGCATAAACTTATAAATCATATTTATTTTGCGGATATCAATCCTGCCCGAGCGAACCCACGCACCCCACAGTTCCAGCCACTGATTAAGCCAGTCCAACTGATCCTTTGTGAGTTCCTTTTCTCCGATATAGCTCATCTTACCTCCGGCAATACAGTGTGCTTGTGGCAGTCGTACCGGGTGCTGTATGCCTTCCTCAGTAACGATTCCTTACTTTCACCGGCTTCCTGCCGTACTGTGAGGTGTCCGTCTCTCTTCTGTGTGACTACGTGATGATGCTTTGTTTCCTGTCTGAGCCAGCTGGCTTCTTCGATTGCTGCGGCTATGTCTGTGAACATAATTTCAGCTCCTTCAGTTTCAGCTGGTACTCGTTGCGGATCCGCTCATAGTCTTCACGCTTCCACTTCGGTAACTCATGCACACCCATAAGCCAGTCGAAACGCTCCTGACCGATTTTTTCAATCAGCCGTGGGGTGTAGTTTTCGATATTTCCGGAGAGGTGGTTATTACATGGGGCGCATTGTTTATGCGTGTTACTCTCATCAAACCGGAGTTCAGGGTTCGCACCGGTAGTCCGGTAATGCCCGGCGTGATACTGACCTTCGTGATGACGCCCGCAGCTGATACACGGCTGGTCTTTATCCCTTTTCCGGATGTATGCGTTGAATGCGGTTTGTGCTTGCTGCTTGAAATATGAGAGGGGTTTTACTGCCAACTTGCGAATTTTTAACTTGTCTTTCTTTTCGTGTTCCTTTGTCTGCTGCTCCTTTTTCAGTTTTGCCTGCCTAGCTTCGTTCTGCTTCCGGTATAGCTTTATCGCTAATTCTTCCTTGTGAGCCTGGCTACACCATTTCTCGAAATCCTTTTCAGGCATAAACCACTCGCGGCAAATTTTGCACCGCCGGCGCCTGAGTTTTTGCATTAATCACCTCACGATAAATAAAGTCCGAGCGCTATCATTGCGATAGTCCAGCACAGGATGAACGGGATATACTTCTTCGTCGGTTTACGCATCACTCTCCCCTCTGATTTTATCGACAACCTCCAGATGCTGGCAGTCATCAGCGCATTGCTCACACGCGTATGTTTCGTCGTCTGTGAGTTCTTTACCGCATAGCTGGCATTCCACGGCGCACCTCCCGCAGCTTAGCGTCAAAGCCCTTGAAAAACTGATTACCCGCCATCGCATAATATGAATCAAGGCAGGCGTCCGCTCCGGATGTAACCGCATACAGAATGGGGCGCTTATTTGCAGGACTAACCTGAATTGCCGAGCCTATTTCCTCAAGGGTGCGCATCTTTGTGTTAGCGGTGTTATCAGTCCATCCCATTGCTGTTGCTACATCGGCAGCAGTGAATTGCTCGCGGTCACGAAAAGCACTGATTATAAAATTAAGTTTCAGGTACATTTTTTCGGTCATTTCGCTAGCCTCGCCTTCCTCGCCTGCCGGTTTAGTTTGCGGTGCCCGGTAATTCGGTTACGTGATAGCGGGTAGTGATACCCTCTTGCACTTTGCCGGAGTGACCAGGCAAAGCAATTCGCCGACAAGCCAACTGCCAGCGCCTTAAGTAAAATTGATTTCTTCATGATTCCGTTCCTCAAAAAAATGACAGCAGCCGGTTCTCAGTGATTCCACTGCACCCCCGGAATATGTGTTTTAGTGCGGCATTGACTATCGCGTGATAACAGCGTTCAAATTCGTCTGATTCCATATCGCCATATGCAAGGCTCTTAGCCTCCGTACGGACTTCACCATTCAGCCTGACCGTTTGCTCATAGAATCCGGAAAGTATCGTGAGGTCTTTCCTGAAGCGGTCAAATTGGCTGTACTCATCCATATTCTCCAGCCCTGCTTTATTTGCACACCAGTGGTCAAAGCAGAACTTGAAGAAAGCGAACATTTTTCTATGGAAGGATGGATTGCGGGAGAGTTTGATATTGAAGGCGTACATTTCGCCGTTTTTGAATTTTGTTAATCGCGGTAGGTCGTGCTCAAATGCCGGTACAAATACGCCGTTAGCGCCTTTGACCATGCTTATTTCCATTTAACCTCCTGTTAGTGCTCTCCGGTTCCAGGCTGCGACTACCTCCGGCTCGTTAAAGCGCTTAATCCGCACATCGCAGTCGTCACAGGTGATACTGAACAGCGTCAGATCCTGATATGTCGGCTTGTGAATTATGATGTCCGCGCATCCACACAGGGGACACGGCTTTAGCTTCTGTGTTTTCTCTGTCATTTCAGTAGTTCCCTCTGCTTTTATTTCACCAAAATTCCGCAGTGCTAACTCGTAGATGTAGTCTTCAAACTGCTTCCGTGCCCTGCCAATCCAATAAAACGGGCTCAGGCGCTTCATCACTCCCCCGGTTCCATTCCAGTTTCAAAAAAACTCAATCGACCTTTCATCTGCACGAACGGCAACGGGCGGCTGTCTGCCAGAACAAACCCTTTCTCACCAAAGAACCACGGTGATTCGCTTTGTTCCACGCAATCAGTGATTGTTGTTATGCCTACGATTCCGCCAGTCTCAAACTCTGACCGGTGAGGCAATTTAATCCCGAGACGGCAAGCCAGTGCATGTGCTGATTCGTAGTCACTCAGTTTTACACCCTGCGATGCGTGAACAAAAACCTGTCCGCGATACTTCGTTCGCCAGCTACGGTTTTCAATATCTTTGTGCCCGTTAACTATCAGCCACGCCCACGGCTGTTTGATTGATATTGCTTTCATCACTCCTCCGGTGGTTGTGGCAGCGGGATATCAACCGCATAAATCCAATGAGTCACCCCTCTGAACGGAACCCACTCACGCTGATTTCCATACGCAAACCAGCGGTATGATTCTGCACAGTCATACCCCTTGAGCATGAAAAATCCCCACTGAATCTGTCCGCGATAAATAATTAAAACAGGACTGCTGGTGCTCGGCATCTGCTCGCTCGTCTTAATCCAGTTCATTGGTGGCTCCTAAAATTGCTTTCCGTGCGTCTTGGCTCTGTTTTCACGCTTGTGGTCAGCACGGTCTTTGTTGTATTCCAGCTTCTCAGAAATAGCCGTCTCGATGTCATATCCGAATGCGTGGGCGTAATCCAGAATACGGATTACCGCGTCTGCCAGTTCGACTTCTGCCATCTTCCTGTGCGGCAAATGGTCATCCATCAGGTCTTTTCGCTCACCTTCCATCGCTTCGCTGATTTCCGAGTGGATGAGGCAAAGCAAAGTGCCTTTTTCTCTCGGGTTATCCCACCATCCGGCATCAACGTTTTGCTGATGAATCTGCTGCTGAAGTTGCTTAATTTCCATAATCAAAAGTCCTTCTGTCTTGGGTTATGCCGCACGTTTGCGCCAGAGTTCCTGCTGGAACACCTTTGCGCCGTTAATCAGCATGTCGTTAAAATCGCCGGTTCCGTCAATCCACCTGATGCTGACTTTCTCAACATCATTCGGGCTGAGGATGTTCCGGTTTCCGCACTCAAAAGCGGCAGCAAGGCCGGTGCCGTTACTGTCCGCATCAGCAAAAATAATCAGATGGGTAACGCCTTTCGGTGCCCTGAACTTCCTCATGAAGTTAGCGTTAAGTGTTGACCAGGTATTGCAGCCGTATATCTGCTGGCAGGACAACGCCGTTTCTATCCCCTCCGCAATTCCCAATGTCGATGCTACCGGTGTCATTCTGATTGCAACTGATCCGGCAAACTCCAGGTAATTATCTTCCTGTAATTTCAGAAGCCGTTTGTTACCTTCAAAATTTGCCTTTTTATCACCTTCTAGCACCGTTCTGTGCAGGTAGCAGCCGTTGCCACGATCATCTGTGGCAATCGACCAGATAGATTGCTTAACGCCCATCGGGGTAACTTCACGCTGATTAAAACGGATGTGACCGGCGGGAAGTGCGTTAATTCCCCTGCTCATCAGGTAACGGTGTGCGTCAGTGTCTTTCAGTGGGGAGAGTGTGCCGAATTTGGCGATTACTTTTGAGCGGGTAGATCTGGTATCTGATTGTGTCTGCGGTCTGCGTTGCCCTTCTGAGTAGCTGTTTCCTATCAGCTTATCAATCTCTCCGGCCAGTACTTTAAAATCCTTCTGTTGGGTAAGCTCCAGTAACTTCCATCCGTCCCCGGCACCGCATGAACATATCCATGAACCAGCATCGTTTTTATTGTCTATCCTGAATTTGCCTTTTTTCCCGCAGACTGGGCATTCCCCCTGATAGTGTTTTTTTCCTGTGACGGGTGGTAACTGGTAATACTCAAAGATCTCAGGCCATCGCCCGAGCACCGCCTCGACTGTCCTCACTGTGACCTCCCTTACTCAGCGCTTTTTTAATATTTGCAATGCCGTTAAGTCCTATCTGCTTTTTTTCAGTTTCTGTTTTCGGTTCCTCTGATTTTTTCTGTTTTTCCTGAATCTTCGCGAATGCAATATTTTTTGAACGAATGTAATTGCTGACTTCCGGTGTCATTTCCTGCGGTGAATCATGCAGACCACGTGGCCATACACCGAACTTTTTCTTGTAGGTATGAGCGCACCAGCCGTCTGATATTGGCTTGCCGGATATCTCACGCTGCTTCTGGTAAAACTTAATTTGTGACCACCAACTTTGCTTTTGTTCCTTCGTGAAAATCTGCTCACCGGCACTGAGTTTTTTCAGATCCCGTGTTTCATCAACCTGAACGTTCTCCCCCATCAGCGGCTTAAATTCGCATTTCGGACAGACATACACACCGGCAGGCTTCATGTAGTGACATGACGGGCATTCCTTCGGTTTTTTCTCTGACTTCACCTGCTCGCGGTAGCTGCTTTGGGTCTTCATGCCGTCGTTTTTGTTTTGCAGATCGTCATATTCGATGTCATCCGGAAACCCGAGGCGGTGAACCGAACCTGAGTGATCAAATATCAGGCAATTCTCTTTGCCGGGCGCAGTGCGTAATCCCCGACCGAGGCATTGAACCCATCGTATTTCTGATTTAGTCGGTCTGGCGTAGATGATGCAACGGACGTCGCTGTCGAACCCGGCAACCAGAACGCCAACGTTCACAATTATTTTTGTCGCCCCTGTCTCAAACCGGCTGATAATCAGCTGACGCTCGTCATGCGGCGTACCTGCGGTCATGACCTCAGAGTTAATTCCAGCTCTGTTAAACTCCATCGTGACATAGTTGGCATGGCTTACATCGACGCAGAAGCACACTGTCGGTCTGTCTTCGCCGTGTTCAAGCCAGAATTTAACGATGTTTCCAACCAGGTCAGAATTACCCATGATTTGAGCAAGCTGATCTTCGTTGAAATCATTACCAAATCCAGACAGTCGTGACGTTTTAACGCTGCTGACATCAGGGTTATCCGGTGCGTAAAATTCATACCGGCTCAGGTCTCCGATGCTGATAAGTTCTTTCATCGTGGTCGGTTTAATCAGTGTTTCGTAGTATTCCCCCATCCATCCGGCAAACGGTGTACCTGACAGTCCGACAACCCTGATCCCGCTGTCGCGGATGATTTCCAGTATTTTTTTCCGTTTCATGTGGGCTTCGTCAATGATCAGCAGGTCGATATTGTCCGGAAACTGACGGCGTATCAGGGTATCTGCCGATGCAATCTGAATCAGTTTTGTCGGGTCGTACAACGGGTGATCCCGCCACACGAAACTTATTTCCTCTGCCGGTAATCCGTACTCAACAAACCGGGATGCAGTCTGGTCAAGCAGCACCGTGTACGGAGCCACAAACATCACGCGCTGATTGTGAGATACCAGTCCCGCTGTCATGAACGCTGCGATTGCCGTTTTACCAAACCCCACACTGGCGGACAGCAACATCGTCCGGTGTTGGTTCCAGTTCCGTCTGAGCATATTCAGTGCGGTGACTTGCTTTGCCTTTGGCGTTATACTGAGCATGTTTAATTTCCTTGTGATTTACGGCTGCGCGCTCCCCTCAGAGCGCTGCTGCCAATCTCCTCAAGCTTTTTTGAATTAATCGCCTCTGCTGCATGATTAAAATCAATCACCTGAGCGCCTTTGACTCCCATCGTGTAGTAACAGGATTTTGAAATATTCCAGCTTCGTCCTCCCCAGTTAAACTCAGGATTCACAGCGTAAATCCCGCGTTTGAATTTAATTAACCCTGCCGACTCAAGTTCTTTGTTCGCCCGCTGAATGCTTCTCGCGGTAACGCCCAATTCCCTTGCCGTCTCCTCCGAGGTGGCAACATACCGCCCGTGTCGCCAGTCACAGTTCTCGACGATGTAGCCGTACAACTCCGTTGCCACCGGAGATAAACCGGCCATTCGCTTAAACAGTTCCCTGGACTTAAAAACCCGTGACCATTTCTGCATAAACCGTAACCTATTGATTTTTAACAAAGCGACCGAACCTGTCGCAAAAAGCGACAAACCCTGTCGTTTTGATGTTGATTAACTTGATGATTTATAACGGTTTTCCAAGTTGCCCTCTCCTTATCCTTACAGGGTCAATCCGAACACCGGTTTTTTATCTTTTTTGCTTTTCTTTTCAGTTAGTTAGCCGTTGTGTCTTTTGCATGAATCGCAGCACTTGCCAGAGAACAAGCCCTGTTTTGTGCTGATTTTTGGCATCTCAGACGAGCGCCGGAATTGGTTGGTTTCTCTGGCTGGTGCCTGCCTGAAACTCTCTCGGGGTTGAGACATTCCCGTCGAGGTATGAAGCGTAGTTTTTTACGAAGTTTCTCAGCCTCGTATTTGCTGCCCTTCTGCCTGAATTTTCCTTCCGATAAATAACGGATTCATTGTCGAAATGCTCTTGATAAACCTCAGAATATTTAACCGATATTTTCGGTCTTACCGATGGCCTTAACCGGAGAAGCATTTCTCTTATCCATTTTTCATCCTGTTCAAAATAACAATCAGGCATTAAAACATTGACGTTATACTCATAATTATCCATTTGCTTATTAACTCCATGAATTAAAAGCCCGTTTAAATTCCATAAACGAGCTTATCTATGAGTTGAATTATTTATTGACTAATACTGATAATTCATCCAGCATTGGATTGCATTTTTAAATCGCTAAGTCGATTTGATCCTGAGCCTCGGTTACCGCCGGGGCTTTTCTTTTGACCTTTCCCTTAATCTCCAGCATCTGCATCAGCCATTCAGCATCTGCGCCCTCAACTACTAAGCGCGGTGGCTTGCTTTCAACTTTCACTGAATCTTCCGGTAGCCCAAGTGCTGTGATTGCTTTGCACGCCAACCGGAACGCTCTTGTCTTTTCCCGGCTTGCTGCCGTTGGATGAATGCCTAACTCTTTTGCCAGGTTGTCATTCTTCATTGCGAACGTCTGCCGGATGAAAAAGCTCATCAGTTCGTTAGATGAGCAATCGACTTTGATACTTTTTGATACTTCCATAATTCATAATGTCCTTATTGAGATACAGTTATTCGCTCACTTCCTGTGAGGTGTTGCTGTGTTGAATAAAATGTAATTTGGTGGGTTCTGCCTCTTCGGTACATTGTCTCTTTAGAGATACGCCGCCCGCCCGACAATATGCTGTGCCGTTCAGCTACTACTTTTTTTGTTATGCCGCGAGTTCAGGCCAGTTCTTCGCCCAATCTTCTGGGTACAGGTGCTGGCGCTTAACCGCTGAATTGCTATTTTTTTCGATAAGCACACAGAGCTCAGTGCCTAATTTCGAGCCCTTTGAGATTGCCTTTCTCAGGTATCCGATAGTGGTTCCGCAGCGTTTCGCGAAATACTCCTGATCCGATACCGATAGCGCATTTAGGAAAATCCGTAATTGTTCCATGCGTTGTCCTTGTTTACCTATGCATGAGATAAATATACCTATAGGTAAACAATTAATCAATACCTACAGGCAATTTACCGGAAGGTAAATTTGTCGGATGATTTGCTAATGAATGCTGAAAACGATTTATTTGAAAAAAGAAGACAAAAACTATTCGAACTCGTCTCCCAGTACGGGACGCAGGAGGAATTCGCTCGAGCTATTGGCAAGGACAAGTCATACGTATCCAGAATGCTTTACTCACCTGAAAAGAATGGGTACAAGCGTATAGGGGATAAGATGGTTATCGCTATTCAGGCGGCACTAGGGCTACCTCATGGGTGGATGGATGGGATAACAGATGCTGACATACCAGCCCCATCACCAAGCAACACCTACAAAGTTGAAGTTCTCGATGTCGAAGCGAGCGCGGGACCAGGGGTGCTAGTTCTTGATGAGTTTATTGAAACAATAACGGCAATCGAATATTCCGCAGAGGAAGCCAAGCGGCTGTTCGGTGGAAGGCCTGCTGATACCGTAAAGATGATCACCGTTAAAGGTGACTCAATGGCGGAGACGTTCGAGCCGCGTGATCAGATATTCGTTGATTTGACTGTTAACCATTTTGACGGTGACGGAATTTATGTCTTCATACTGGACAATCAGCTCTACATTAAGCGCCTGCAAATGCAGTACAAGCGCCTCGCTGTGATATCGGATAACCCGAAATATGAGACGTGGCACCTGAACGAAGAAACAATTGATGGAGTGTTAATACAGGCCAAAGTGCTTGTCAGTCAGTCCATCAAGTATAAGTTCCACGGCTGACAGCCCGACACATCCCAATGAAGCGCCTGTACAACTGGATATGCTGCCACAAGCTGTACACTCTGCTTATCGCGGTGATTGTGATAGATGCGGTGGTGGGGGTGAGTTTGGTGCGGTGATAGCGGACTGACGACACGTTTTAGGGTGTGGTTGTGTAACTTATTTAATTTACAGGAATAATATGGATGTCAAAAGATAATAGAAATAAGGTAGTTCACTATAAAAGAGCCGTTCTTTCTAATTGTGAATCGACTTTACAAGAAATAGTTAGCTCCATAATATCTAAGGATGGCACTGCATCCAAAGTCTCCAATAGACAAGAAAAGATATCACCAACTGACCCCAGCAGCCCCTTCCGCCTAATAAACAAAAATGAGCTATATAAAACAATTTTATTCGGGCAGTTAATTTTGTTTGAACAAGGGAGGAGTCAAGCGCTGATGACAATCAATGATGACTCCGATTTTTATGACATTGATGCAATAACATCAGAACAAATACAGCTATTATCGGATGAAGGACTTACTTCTGAAGATACAAAAAAGATAAAAAGAGAATTTATTGATTCAATATTGCACTTTGGGATATTTCAAAATCACGTAATGATTGTTCAGTCAAAAGCCCTGTCATCAAAAGATATTGAAAATCATTTAAACTGGTTAATCCATAGATTTTCAGAATGTCTAAATGAAGATAGCTTTTTGATTTTACAAGACAAACCATCAGAAAAAACAATTGAAATAATGGAAAGCTCCCCAGTTAAAAAAATTAAGCTAGGTAGCGTTCCAATAAAAGCAGAAGACAGTAATGGAAATATTTCCATTGAAAACAAATGCATTGAAACCCTTGAGAAAGTAAAAAAAATAAAATACATGCCAACAGGTAAGGGTGGCGACATAATTAAAGCAATGCTTGGTATGAAGCTTTTTAACGACTTAAAGCTTGAGGATTCACTGGATGACGCTAACCTTCAAGTTAACCTGGAAATAACATATTTCAGAAAAACATCGAAATCTGGGCAGGATGTTCTTGACAGCCTGGCAAGCTCAATGAGGCATATAGATGAAGATGATATTGAAATCAGCTTAGATGGCGGTGGAATCATAAAAGGAAGTGAATTGAGGCTCCGTGGCAACTTGAACGTTCAGTATTACAATGGACTAATTGATGAGAATCATCTATATTTGCAGATGCATAAATGGCTTTTATCCAAAGTAGATGCGGGAGAAATCGGAGAGAAAAACTAAATTAATCAGGGGGCTGTATGAGTACTGGAAAACTGTTAGTTACCATGATAATGGCCTTCTCCCTTGGCTTTATAGTTGCTCAGGTTGCACTTAACTATGTAACTATTAACAGTGCAATAACGCCTTGGGTATTAATAACTATTTTATTCTTTCCCGCCTCATTTGCTGTTCAGGCGATGCTTAAGATACCCGAGGCCAGCGAGCACCAGCAATTAACCCAGTCTGAATTAAAGCGATTAAAAGGTATTATCAAGGTTAAGCAAAATAAGCTATTCATACTCTTTTGGGTTTACGTTATTTTTGCCGTTGCTAGTGCTGCTTTGTTTCTCCTAAAAAATCCAGCAGTGAGTATAAATGTAGCGATCTCGGTAAGCCTTGGACTTATCGTGGCTTCACTTTCATCTCTGGTATACATACGGTCAGTAATGGATGAAATACAGTCATTTAAGAGTCTAATGATACACCGAGCCGATAAAATAAAGAAAAAAAACGAACTACTCGAAAGGTTAAAATAACCCCCCAGCCCTCCCCGTGAGGGCTTTTTTGTGCCTGCAATTCCCCCGCCTGTGTGATCTGCGTCCAATCGTGACGATTTTTTGAAAATAAATTACCTGTTAAATCAATTGGGTAAACTTCTTACGCCAATTTAGTTTACCTGCGGGTATTTACATTTAAATTACCTGCGGGTATATTTATATCCATCGAAGGGCAACCGGAGATAGCGATAGTCGAACGGCGCGACTTTAAACCATGCGTCGGGCACTCGGCGGAACCAAGCCAGTATGGATGGTCAATGAGATGCAATTTCATAGGAAATATTCCTTACCCGACGAGGTGTATTTCAAATGAAATTCAGCAACAAATATGTGAAGTCAAACTTTAAAAACATTGATTACGACAATGATCGCGGTTGCTTGTTTAACACAGCAACAGGTGAACCATACACAGCATGGATAGACCACAGGGGATATAAAAGGTTAAACCTTCCGGTGGTTGGCACCGTCATTGAACACAGGGCTATATGGGCGGTTGTTCATGGTCACTGCCCTGATATGCACATAGACCATATCGACAACGACAAGTTGAATAACAGAATCGAAAACATTCGGCTGTGTACGCACAATCAAAATCAACACAACCAAGGGATCAGAGTCAACAATAAAAGCGGTTATAAGGGAGTTAGTTGGATGCGATCAATGAGGAAGTGGCAGGCTCAAATATGCTGTAACAGCAAGGTAACTCACCTTGGTTTATTTGTAGACAGAACGGATGCCGCCAGAGCATACGACCAGGCAGCAAAAGAGCTACACGGTGAATTTGCCTGGCTCAATTTTCCACAGTAGCAGTGCGGGCATAACCAGATGGGTTGTGTGAGCGCAGAGGCTAAATAGCCCACGGATGGGCTAATCTCTTTCAGATAATAGTCTTATTTAAGGTAAAGCAAATCCAATGCTGATTTCTCTGCATCTTCCGGATCGTCAAACGATTCCAGAATATCTGAGTATTTAGCTGCCTGACTCAGGCTTTTAATATTTTCCTCAACCTCGGATTTTTGCTCAGTAGTCAGCGCGTCAAAAATTGATTTCAGCAAAATATGCTGCGCGTCCAAGCGCTTTGCAATGTCTTTATTATTCATTTTTATTTGTCTCATTTTATAGGGTTAAGAGCATCTTAACTTATTTCCATCAGTGGCACACGGACACCTCGCCTGATGTGGTTAAAAGCAGGCATTCAGTTACTGACTAACACCTCGCAATGCGGGGATAACGGAGGAGCAGTGAGTAAATACGGATATATAGAAGGTGATATTTGCCTGCGCAGTGGGTGCCAAGGTGTAGTGAAAGAGCACCCGGTTGAGAATTGTTCATGCCATATCAGCGCCCCATGCAGAGCGTGCACTTCACCTCGCGGCTACTGTGAAACGTGCGGATGGGAAGAGTCAGAGGACGAGATTTCTAACGATTACGTAGTCAGCTTAAATAAAGAAACTGGCGTGTATCGCTCATGTGAGCCAAGACCGCTTGACGCAAGCAAGGTGGACTGGCACAGCAAGCCACACTCCAGCGCATCAATGATTAAAGAGGGTGTTTACCCTGCTGGTATGGATATCAAAGATGTTGAAGATAAAGTACGCGGCACCTTCGGCGGATACTTTGAATATTTCGGCAATGGAAAGTTTAAATACATTGCTTATACCGATTAACAGACATCACGGAAACAGGCACAGGGAAGTGCAAGGGAGGAAGTATGACAGATAAGTATTTGTGCTTTTCCTGTGAAAAGGAAATAAGCAACACAGGTAAATCATTTATTTTTGATGTTGATTATAGCGATAACCCATGCGCTGAAAATTCAGGACATTGCAGTGAAGAGTGTTTTTATCGCTCGACAGGCAGAACTAAAGAGCTTCGTGACTTACTACACAGAAAAAGTCTGCGTGATTATTTTGCAGCCAAAGCAATGCAAGGTGACTGGGCTGCGCAAACCGAAGACACGGGATATTATTCCCCACAATCATCCGACGTTATCCTAGATAACGCCGCTGAGCTTTATTACCGCATGGCAGACGCAATGCTCAGAGCAAGGGAGAAATAACATGGAGCTTAAAAACACTCCAGCACCGTGGGCGATTCTCGATGACATCGAGTGTAATCACTCGACAGCAAGTGAGACCTATCATCACATTGGCGCCGGAAAATGGTTTCATGATGATTACAGTAATACCGGTTTTGGGTTATCAGGATATATGTCAATTCACGATGCCAGATTAATCACAGCGGCACCTGACTTACTGGAGGCGCTAATCGAACTCCGGAAGCTGGTTGCTCATCATGACCAGGCTGACGCAGCAATCAACAAGGCACTCGGAAACGAATAGCCGCCCTGCTCTCTTTCACACAGAAGTAACCCACCCTATAAATAAACGGAGTTAATTATGTCAAACGAACTGGTCATTATCGAACCAGAGACGGCGCTCGACATTTTTACGGCACCGGATAAGGTTCAAATGATGTTGTCCAGCATCCGGGATAAAGCCCTCGCAGAGCAGGCTGAACTGGATACTGATTTATCCAAAGCAAAGAACCGCGACGCCATTAAATCACTGGCCTACAAAGTAACGCAGTCGAAAACATACATCGACAAAGCCGGTAAATTGGTCGTTGATGAATTAAAAGAGCTACCGAAGAAAGTAGATGCCAGCCGCAAGCAATGCCGTGATGAACTCGACGCACTGAGCGATGAAATCCGCAAGCCTGTCACCGTGTTGGAAGAAGCCGAAGAGCTGGTTAAGAAAATCGAACGTGACCACGGCGAAGCATTGCAGATGAACGAACTGCACGACCTGCGCAAAGCCGAAGAAGAACGCAAGCGCATTGAGCACGAAAACGAAATCAAGCGTCAGGCAGCAGAGCAGGCGCGAATCGAAGCCGAGCAGAAAGCACTGCGCGACCGTGAAGCTGCCGAGCTGAAAGTTAAGCAGGAACGTGAGGCGGCAGAGTTAAAAGCCCGACAGGAAGTCGAGGCAGCAGCCAAGCGTGAGCGTGATGCCAGAGAAGCACAGGAACGTGCTGAACGCGAAAAGCAGGAAGCTATCGCAAAGGCTGCAAATGATGCCAAAGAAGCACAGGAACGTGCTGAGCGTGAAAAGCTGGCGGCAATTGAAGCGGAGCGTCGCAAGGCAGAGGAAGCCGAAAAAGCACGACTGGCAGAAGTTGAGCGCCAGAAGCAGGAAGAATTAAAGCGTCAGGCGAATAAAGAGCATCAACGTGAATTCAACCGTGAAGCGTTGCAGGCGCTGACCAAGGCAGGATTTGACGACAAGGCAGCAACTAAATTTCTTAAAATGGTAATTAACGGCGAAGTACCTCACCTCTCAATGAATTACTAACCACCCTATCCCACCACGGGATATCAGCAGGTAAACAACATGAAAACTAAACCTTGTCGCGCAATGCTCGATAGCTGCGCGGTGCGTATCGTCACGCCTCAGGCAAAGAGAAATAAACACACTCCGCGCTGGATTGAAAATTTAGCGCTCGTCATTGTCGCCGCCGTAGCTGTTATCCCGACGGCGATGTAAGGGGGATTTTATGCAAAACAATATCGCAATTAAATATCATCGCTCATGCAACTCACGGGTGACTTTTTTCAATGAGCACGAAATTGAGTTTGATGAACACTGCGGATTAAAAATCAGCAAAGGAAGCGCTGAAGCAGTGATTAAGATAGTCGAAGATTATACGGACATAATCGTCGAGAAAGCACTGATTCGCATGGATGAGCAATCAGTCGTTGAAACGCTACGGAAGGCGGGATTCGACATGGACGTCATAGCAGAACTGGCAGGCAAGGAGGCGGCATGAATGCATACGCAGTGCAGGATGCTCAGGAAGAGCGGCGGCTGGAACATGCGGCACGGCAGGATGCTGTAAACGATGCTCTGTGCATGGATGCTGCCGAGTTCATGGATGGGCTCCCTGAGCATATCTTATCGCCGGAAATGGAAAAGATAATGGATCCTATCTTCATCAAAAACGGCAAATCACTGGATGCGTTACTCGAAGGGATTCGGAATGCGCACCTCATCGGGAGAGAGCAATGAGTACCGCAATACAAAAAGTGTACGAAACAATAAACCCGCTCAAAACGGACTTTGAGCAGGTTTGCAGTGAGCCGAGCATAGCATTCAAAAGGGAATCTGAGTTCGCTATGCAAATATTTGCCAATAACGATTACCTGGCAAACGTGGCTGTGAACAACCTTATTTCTGTGCGTAGCGCAGTGATGAACATTGCCGCTATCGGGATCAGTTTAAACCCGGTACAAAAACTGGCTTATCTGGTTCCGAGAGATAAAAAGGTATGCCTCGATATCAGCTACATGGGGCTGATGCACATCGCGCAGCAATCAGGCGCAATAAAGTGGTGCCAGTCCAGCATTGTCCGCAAAAACGATAACTTCCAGCTCACATCTATCGATACAGCCCCTCGGCATGAATACAACGCTTTCGCACCAGCGCAAGAGCGCGGCGATATTGTCGGGGCGTATGTCGTAGTGAAAACAGATGACGGCGATTACCTGACACACACAATGCCGATTGCTGATATCTACGCAATCCGTGACCGGTCATCAGCCTGGAAGGCGTGGAAATCAAAACAAAAGTCATGCCCGTGGGTAACTGACGAAGAACAGATGATCCTGAAAACAGTCGTGAAACAGGCGGCTAAATACTGGCCTCGGCGTGAACGGCTTGATCAGGCTATCGATTACGTGAACACAGAATCAGGTGAAGGTATCGATTTTAAAGGTGAGCAGTCACAGGAACGTGATATCACCCCTGCCGGCGAAAATCAGTTACAGGATATAGCCGACCTGATGATTAAGGTTGGTGGAGAGTGGAGCGATACATTCCTCGCATTCATCAGTAAAAAATTCAACCGTCCTATATCTCACCCGGAGCAGCTAACTGTATTTGAAGCTAACACCATCGTAGACATGCTCAGGAAAAAGGCAGGCGAATAATGATTAGCAACGACATCATTCTCAGCAGAACCGGCATCAACTTATCCAAAATATCGCAGGGAAGCGAAGAATGGCTGTCGCTACGCCTCGGGGTGATTACTGCCTCTGAGGTTTGGAAAGTGCTGGCTAAACCACGTTCAGGTACGACATGGAGTGATACCAAAAAGACGTATTTCAATACGCTTATCGGTGAAGTTTGTACTGGCGTAAGCAAGGAAGTTACCGCCAGATCGCTGGAATGGGGAAAGGACTACGAGCTCGAAGCACGGATGACATTTGAGTTTTACAGCGGGCTGATGGTCACGGAAGACCCGATAATTTTCAGGGATGAATCGTTGCGGGCAGCCTGCTCTCCTGACGGTATTTGCAGTGATAGCGCCGGGCTTGAGCTTAAATGCCCCAAGACAACGGAAGTCTTTATCGATCTGGCTTTAAACGGAATCAAAGCCATGAAAAAGGAATACACAGCTCAGGTTCAATACTCAATGTGGATCACCGGAAAGGATGTCTGGCATTTCGCAAACTACGACCCACGGATGCCGGGAGGAAAGGAAATTGTCCATATACCGGTAGAGCGTGACGAAAAAATGATGCAGGAATTCGACCAGCAGATACCGGAGTTTATTGAGGCAATGGATGCCGCATTAAGCACACTCGGCATTAAGTACGGTAATCAGTGGAAAGGATTTCGGCTTTAATAACCCCACCGTTTCAGGATGAAGCGTAATGCAGGGATGCTGAGGAAATAACAATGACCGCATTTTATAACGAAAACGATCCGTTTGTTGCTCAGTGGTTACGGAATCTCATTGCTGCCGGTCATATAGCGCCGGGTATAGTGGACGAAAGGAGTATTGAAGATGTCACACCCGATGATTTACGCGGATTCACACAATGCCACTTCTTCGCCGGCCTCGGTGTCTGGTCACATTCTTTGCGTCTGGCCGGATGGCCGGATAACAAGCCGGTATGGACAGGAAGTTGCCCGTGCCAGCCTTTCAGCTCGGCAGGTAAAGGAAATGGATTTGCTGACGAGCGGCACCTTTGGCCTGCATTCTTCCACCTCATCAGCGAGTGCAAGCCTGGCATTATCTTTGGTGAACAGGTTGCAAGCAAAGACGGCCTCGGTTGGCTCGACCTTGTACAAACTGACTTGGAAGCAAAGGACTACTCCACAGCAGCAGTCGATTTATGCGCTGCGGGCTTCGGTGCGCCGCATATCAGACAGCGGTTGTTCTGGGTGGCCGACTCCGACAACGCGGGACTGGAAAGACGGCAAGGAATGCCGGAACGTGCCACTGAATGCTCTGCTGGGTCGGGTGGTGTGGATGGCGGGTTGGCCTACTCCGACATCAAACGCGGGAACCGGTGCCGGAACGAGTGGCAGGCAGGGAGGGATGAATATCCAAACGGCAGCGCAGTTGGCAATAGCGAACACACCAACCCGATTAACGGTCACTGGCGAGATGCTGATTGGTTGCTCTGCCGGGATGACAAGTGGCGGCCAGTTGAATCCAGAGCATTCCCGCTGGCTGATGGGGTTGCCGGTCGAGTGGGAAAACTCCGCGCCTACGGAAATGCCATCGTCGCGCCGGTCGCGGAAGAGTTCATAAGGGCTTATATGCTGATAACAGAGGAATGAATATGAAAAGTGAATACGCGATGCACGGTCAGGTGATGAAATTTGTCATACCAGAGCCAGACCCGAAAGATGTCTGTAACCTCTGTGGCGGTCATGTTGGTAAAGATAATTTAATTCAAGGACAGGCAGCAAATATCTGCTTTGACTGCTCAGATTTAGCAAAAGAAATTGCTGATGAAAAGCGCAAGGAAATAGCTGTAAATCAAGTTCGCGAATTAGGTGATTTTCTTGAAAGAATTGAAAATGGCTATTCAATTCATGAAATTGCTGAAGAGTTATATGAGGCTGGATATAGAAAAATTCAGGAGGGGTGATGGATAACGAAATATTAAATAAACTTCGCAAAATAAAGGAATCATATTTAGAAGAAGACGGCTTACGCTCTGTTCTTCTAGAAGATATATCTTTTATTGATGAAGTAATTAACGAACTAGAGCGATTTTACAATGTTAAACCTGTGGCATTTACAATAAAAGATGATTCCGGATATTTGTACGTGAATAGAATGACGACACAGGGACGTGATGATGACGAACTGACTTACCAGTTAAATTTATTGCAGAAATACTACCCTGAAAAACAGTACTCAATCACCCCACTCTACCGCTTAGATAAATAACCATGACAATCGGATTTGTATTGCTAATGGTAATGCACGGCTCTGCTGTGCCTGTTACCGATGATATTTATACGCTCGCAGAATGTGAGAGCCGCGCAGTGCAGGTAATGGCTGTGCGGAATGTTGAATTAGTGTGCGCGGAGGTGGTGAGATGGGATACAGGTCGGTAATTATAAAAAAAATGCTACACGTGCGGTAAGAAGTTTAATTACCTTGACCATGATACCGGTCATGATATTTGTGCCACATGTAAATCCCAAACAGATGCACGCGGAGAATCAAAGAGACAAAGAATAAAAGATGAGGATGAATCCCTTGAAGTGGGCATGTTTTTTAAAAAAACACACCCTGAAAATGAAATAAATGATTGTCAGGATTATATTTTAATTGCATATAGAAATGGGTTGTATGTTCTTGTTAAAAAAATAGGTGATATTAATTTTATATATGAAAATTACCCTGAATTTTTTGTTGACTACAAAAAAATAGACAAAAGACTAATATTCGAGGTTACCAATGAACAAATATCGTGACAAATCAGACTTTGAGGTTAATAAGGCTGTGGCGGTCTCTCTGTCAGCTGAGTTTCAATTCGATGATATCTGTGAAAAGCTATACACAGATATTTTCCGTAATACTGAGATTAATTATTGCAATAACCCAGCGGACGCAATGCCTATTGTTATTGAAAATAAAATATGCCTTACAGTTGGTGATTCTGATGATATATGGGTTGCTGATACAACAAGGTCATCCGAATCTTCATTTAACGAAAACCCATACCGCGCAGCTATGGAAGTATTCCTGATGATGAAGGATGCGGAGAATGAAAAAAGTTGAAGCAGTAACGACATTGGTTTTAATTAATGGTGAAACATATCAAATAGCGCTACCGAAAAACATAGTGGCGCTTCAGGCAAAGCAAGTATTAATGATGGCTCAGGAATTTGGCGGGATAATAGTTCCTTGTGATTTCGCCAGCATCAAGCCAATGAAGGCAGACGGGATGCCGTTTAATATAAATGATAGCAGGGCTGAGAATGAAAGCTGATTACGGCGGGAGCGCAACACCAAAGGAATTGCGTGATTTGTGGCAAACTCCCCTCCCGTTATTCTCAGCACTGGACGCTGAATTCGGATTTTACCTTGATGCCGCCGCCGATAAAAATAATACCCTCTGCTCTCATTACCTCACCGAAAAAGACAACGCATTAAACTCTGACTGGCAAAGTTACGGCTCAATATGGTGCAACCCGCCGTATAGCGATATCCAACCGTGGGTAGATAAAGCCGCAGCGCAATGCAGGAAGCAATTGCAACCGGTCGTAATGTTAGTTCCTGCTGATACTTCTGTGGGCTGGTTTAAATCGGCACTGGATACCGTTGATGAGGTCAGGTTCATTACCGGTGGACGGATATCGTTTATTAACGCCGGAACAAATAAGCCGGTGAACGGAAATAACAAAGGCTCCATGTTTTTAATATGGCGACCATTCACCAATCCCCGCCAAATAATTACCACCGTCAATCGTGATGACCTGATGAATATCGGGAGCCGGTTACTTGAAGCACAAATCTGAGGTGACCAATGACGCACCTTGAATATGCAGGAATGATACTTCTCTGCATATTAATGTATCTAGCTGACGCAGGACAACTTTAAAGGTGTGACCAATGACACCACAGGAAGCAGAGAACGGACGCCGCACAATATAGCAAGGGAATGCCTGGCTGAATTAGAGAAGCCGGAAAATAAATCAGACGAACGACACACCGAATACTCGATAAATACACACCTAAATTTGCCACGCTTAATCACCTGCCACACTTTCCACCGAAACGAGTGCTCGGGCATGTTATGCGTGAATTACAGAAGGAGAGAAAGGATGGATAATATTCGCGATGATTCTTTAATTGACATGAAGTTCATGACGGGTGATGCTGGCTTCACTCCAAAATACTTCTACAGCCAAATAAAGAAAGGCAACCTGCCTAAACCTATAAAAATAGGCGAACGGTCGCGCTGGAAAATGGGCGACTACCGTAAGTGGAAAAACTCCTTTTCATGTCGTTAAAATCACTTTGTGGGCACCTTTACGGGCACATCCCTAACATCATCATAAAATTACTAACAATTCCAATATAATGCGAGCGTGTTCGGTGTTTGCAGGGGACACCAGCCATACATCTCAAGCCATCCCGCCAAGTCTAATAATTCATTAAAAACAATAGATTAATTCAAACATACGTCTAGTGACATCTCACTCAGTTTACTGGAATCCAGGCACTAATGCGTATACTATTGCGTATAGGTCTAGGTTCAATGGAAAAACTATACACATTATGCTGCTTACAGACATCCAAATCCGCAAAGCAAAGCCCAAAGATAAAGCGTATACCCTGAATGATGGCAACGGGCTATCCCTGTTAATTGAACCTAACGGATCAAAGGGCTGGCGTTTCCGGTACCGGTTCGCGGGTAAACCTAAAATGATCTCTTTAGGTGTGTACGATACTGTGACACTGGCAGGTGCTCGTAAAAAACGGGATGAAGCTAAAACACAGCTGACAGAAAATATCAATCCGAGTGATGCACGTAAAGCCGACAAAATAACGCTCAAATTCGCCACCGAGAACACGTTTCAAGCTGTTGCTATGGAATGGCATACATCAAAGTGTGCAGCTTGGTCAGAGGGTTACGCAGATGAAATTTTGCGTTGCTTTGAAAATGACGTATTCCCGTATATTGGTAATCGCCCTATTGACCAGATTGCGCCATTAGAGTTATTGGCTGTTCTGCAGAAAATCGAAAAGCGCGGGGCATTAGAGCAAGCCAGCAAGATCCGCAGGCGGTGCGGGGAAGTATACCGTTATGCAGTGATCACCGGCAGAGCAAAATATAACCCAGCACCTGATTTATCTGGTGCAATGAATAAACCGGAAGTGAAGCATTTTCCTTTCCTGCGTGAAAATGAAATACCCGATTTTGTTAAAGCACTGATTAACTATCAGGGTAGTAAAGTAACAAAATACGCGACACAGTTACTTATGTTGACTGGTGTCAGAACTGTAGAGCTACGCTTTGCTCAATGGGATGAATTTGATTTTGAAAATGCTCTGTGGGAGATTCCGAAAGAGCGCATGAAGAAACGCCGTCCTCACCTGGTGCCTTTATCACCACAGGTTATAGCAATCCTGAATGAACTGAAAATAATCACTGGCAATTATCCGTTACTTTTCCCCGGCAGAAATGACGCAAGAAAACCTATCAGTGAAGCAAGTATCAACAAGGTGATCGAGAAAATTGGTTATAAAGGACGACTGACCGGGCACGGATTCAGACACATGATGAGCACTATTTTGCATGAAAAAGGCTTTGATAGTGCATGGATTGAATTACAGCTTGCCCATGTCGATAAAAACTCCATCCGTGGAATTTATAATCATGCTCAACATATTTCCGCCAGAGATAATATGATGAAATGGTACGCTAAATATATTAATAACCAGCATCTTTAA